GAGTCATGGCCGGGAGCTGGTAAGGGCCAATTTGCTCGTGTAAACCCTTGGAAATCAGCCGATTTTTCGGCAAATTGCCGAAGGTGCAACGTTGAGCATGCCTATGACATGTCATCAGTTGGCACAATTCTTTCTTGCTAGATGAAATAAATCAGGCGTACTCTCAAGACGCAGTTCAGGAACCGGCCTGCTTGATTGCTGGTCCAAAGCTCGCCACCGGAGCGTTGATTCGGGTGTTTAAACCGTTCGTTTAAAACCCACTCAAGCTCTGCCCGAAGCTATCGGGCGTAAGGATACAAGCAATATTGGCGACTGCATCGTAACCCCAGTTCAAGCGACCGATTTCGCGAACAGGGACAACAACCGGCTCGTGGGACAAATCACCACGATGATAATGCGCAGGGCCCCCTTCAACGACACCCTCGATGGCGGCGTATTCGAGAACGCCATAAGCGACCAGCAACGTAATGTGGTCGTTGAGAGACCAATTCTAGGGCAATCCCTGGTACTGCCAGAGTATATCAATGACACCGATTCTTGCGGGACTTTCGGGCAGATTGCGCAAGTTGGGACAACGGAATACATCACACGCCTTGGCACGTTAAGAGGCAGAGGTCCAAAAGTGTGTGTGAAGCAGATGCGCAGCGCATTTCAGAACTCATACGTCGCAGTGCAAGACAGTTTGCAAAAGCAGCTGCTCTATCTGGCAAACTGCGACGTGCGCAGCCAGCTCTTCCTCCACTCTGGGATCAAGGTCAAGATCAACCAGGGCCGCACGTTTGAGGCGATGGTCAATGGGGACGTCCAGATGATCGATGTGCCTGTAAACGACAGCACGCCGCCGGACGCCAACCTCACCTTTTCGTTCCTGCAGTACCTGCTCGTGTTCGCCCATGAGACCCTGCTCTGCGAGTCCTTTGAGTCTGAGAAAGGTACAGTCGCCAAGTTCATCGGAAGTCAGAGCCAGCTGAACGTTTTCAGGGACGAATTGAATGTCCATCAGGACCTACAATACCTGACCACAGGCCGGTACGAGCTGGGGAATGAGTCCATCACGGGTTACAGCTGGGAGGGACCATATCGCGGGATCGCCTTCGGCATCGACCAGCAGCCGTTGCGCTTCAACTCCTTCACCGTCCTAAACGGCCAGCTGATCCCGCAATTCATCGAGCCCGAGATCGCGGTTCAGGTGACGACGGGATTTGGTGCCAGGACCAACCCGGCATGGCTCTACGCCCAGTACGAAGTTGGATTCCTCATCTTCGCCAACAGTTTCCGAAGGTTAGTCCCCGAGCAGTACTTAGGCGTGGGTGATTGGAAGTTCCCAGCGCAGTTCGCTCAAGGAGAGCTTGAGTTCACCGTTATACGCGATAACGACTGTAACACCTATGGTGATTATGGATACCATATTTACCAGATGATTCGAGCGTACCGCCCGGAGCGACCCCACGCCGTTATCCCCGTGATGTACAAGCGGTGCAATCCGACCTTTAACTTCTTGACCTGCCCGAGCTATCCCGGCAGCGCCAGCGGCTACTCGATGTAATCGAAGTGGAGGGCTCCTCACAGGGGCCCTCCCAAACCTTTCCACCGGGAGGGGCCGATGCTCTGGCAACATTCTAATCCACAGAGAAAGGACGCTATTCAAGAACCAGCGCCTAGAGTGTCGGTCCCTCATTTTTATGCCTAACAAACTCACCCAGATCGATTCGGTAGCCGGAGTCTCGATTTATTCGGTCTCCGGTGAACCGATCGATACCAGCCAGAAGAGCTGGGTCTTCAAGGCAGGCGCAATGGTCAATGCGGACGGCTCACCCAGCTGTTACGGCCCGAACAACACCGGCATCGACTACACGGCCAATGGGGGCACCCCAGGAGGCAATTGGTGGGGCGGCCCCACCGACTCCAAAGGGATGCCTGTCATCCAGAAGATCTACGAACCAAAGCCCGGGATGTACGTGGGCGGCACAGCTCTGATCAATCCCACTTTCCCAGAGTCCAGCCAGTACCGGTACGTGAATTCAGAAGAGATCCCTTTCTTCGTCATGCCAGGGACGCACTACACAGGAGCCAAGACCGGCGACTGCGGCCTGTGCCTGAACCTTGCGACCGGCGACAACTGTTACGGCATTTTCGCTGACGTAGGCCCCAAGGATAAGATTGGCGAGATCTCGATCCGGATGGCCACGGCCCTGAATGTTAACCCGGATCCGAAAAAGGGAGGCACCAGCAACAAGCAAATCGTTTACCTGCTCTTCCCGGGCTCCATCGGCAAATGGGTCCCACCCAATGTCTGGTGGGACACCGCCAACACCATGACCCAAGCCTGGGGCGGCCTAGCTCGCCTCAAAGAGGTCGCGAAATCGTTATGAGTAAAATCGATCTGGGTAAGAAGTGGAGCGACATGACCGCGCCGGACACGGGCGATCTCAGGAACGAGGCTCACTATCCCTGTCTGCACATCGACGATATCGAGGATAAAAGGCTGGCCGAAATGCCTGATTCCGGCACCCTGACGATCCACTACAAGATCCGCAACCGGACCCACAACGAGAACACGCGTAAAGACGGCAAGAAGCACACCTGCAGTGTGACCATGGAGGTCACCCATATCGACCCGCCACCGGCCAAATCCAAGAAGAAGAACGGCGACAGTGACGGCGGAGCGCGCAAGGCCCTTAGCGAATACTTCAAAGACAAATGATCGTCGTCAGTGATGTGATCAGCCAAGTCGGACGGGTCTTAGGCACCTGTGACGAGGACTATACTTTTGACGTCCTGACCCGGGCGGTGGAGCTATTAGCTAATAAACCCACCAAGACCGGCGTCCTTTGGGACCCGCTTCTTATCTACGTGGATATCCCGGTCGTTGACGGCTATTACATCTGCCTGCCGCCGCACATCGAAAAGCCGATCAAGATTAATCTCAACAAGCAGCCGAGCTTTTCTCGCAATCAGTTCTTCGAGTTCAGTCTTAACGGGCCCGGCACGGTGGATCCCGAAGCTGGCTGGCAGTGGCAGGATAAGGGCTGGAAACCCTTGCAGAAGCCCTGGCCGCTCTCTGGCAACCAGTTCATCATCATGTCCACCGATGCCAATGACACCTCGACGGTGGTCTTGCTCAACACGATCAACCAGGACGGGTCCACTACCTGGATTGAGGCGCTGGTGGGTTACGCCGGTCCAAAGATTTATGGGTTATTGGAAGTCAGTAAACCAGTCACCAAAGGAAGCCTCCAGCTCTACGCAGCGCCCTTCGTCATCGAAAGCTCCCTCGTTGCCACCTGGGGCCCGGCGGTGCTCTATCCGCAATTTGAATGGATCAAACTCTCGCAAACGGCGGTCTCGGCCAAAATCCTCGCCCGAAGACGGACCTACAAGCTCACGCAACCGACCGACATCATCCCGCTCTCAAACCGGCAAGCCGTCATCACCAGCTGCATCGCCATTAAGGCCTACGACACCCTCAACTGGGACGACGGAGCCACCGCCGAGCAGAACGCCCTCCGGTTCTTGGATGAGGACCAAGCCGCGAGAAATCTCTTCCAGCGTGTTAGTCAAGCTGCTGAAACGAGCCCGACCTTAAACCTCTCGATCAATACCCGCGATGCCGTTATCGCCGGGGACCTCTACGATTCGGCCTGTGACATCTTTGGCCCGATCGGACAAGCCAAGGTCTTTGACCGGATGACCGAGGCGATTGAATTGCTCGCCAATCTTTCCAACTGGGATCCCCTGATTGGCTACGTCGATATCCAGACCTTTGACAGCTTCTACGTGACCTTACCCCAGTATGTCGATCAGGTCCTGGCCATCAATGTGAATAAGTCGCGCGGGACCTTCCGGAATCAGTGGCACGAATTCCACATGAATGGACTGGGCCAGGATAACGATTACGCCGATCAGGTGGGTAGTAACAGACCCTCCGGAGGTTGGGAAGAAGTAGGGGAGATGCCGTGCGCTTTCCCACTCCAGAGCCCTTCCTACTTGGTAGCCGCGCCGGTTTCTGTAACGGATAACGGTACGCCGGTCAGGGCTTACGGCATCGATCAGAACGATTTACCGATCTACGGGAAAGACGGAAACCCTGGAGCCATAGTAACTTGTGAACAAGGCAGCTTTGATATCAGTGATCAGCAGCTCCCTTTTAAGCGGATTGACCGGATCGTCATCGGCTCTCCCCAGAGCTTCTTGCAGCTCTACGCGACCGATGGAACCCAGTATGTGCAGGCCCTGGGGACCTTCTGGCCGAATATCCCCGAGCCGATGTTCCGGATAATCAAGATCGGCCAGCAGGCGGTCACGATCCGGCTCCGGTACAAGAAGCGGCTGGTTAAGATCACCAGCCTGACCGACCCGATTCATCTGCGGAGCCGCTCCGCGATGCTAAACGGGATGAGGGCCATCCAGACCGCGATGACCGATCCAAACGCCGCCAACGTCCTCCTCATGGCCGCCAAGGATCTCCTCAACAAGGAGTGGCGCGCCACCCACCCCCAGGAACAACTGGGCATCCAGGTCGATCCCGACACCTGGGGCTCTTCCTTTGTCTCGATGCCATGAGCGCCCAGCAGTTTCAATTCGTGATCGACGGCCAGTATGTGGGCGGGGTGGATAGCCTCCTTTACCCGACTGATCTGTTGGCTGGCACCTACGCCTGGGGCGTTAACGTGGTGAACCGTGGCGGCGTCGTCCAGACCCGGCCAGCCAAGCGCCGGGTAACCAGTTTCTGCGGCCATAACGCCCAAGGGGCCTTCTGGGTGCGGACGATGGATGACCGCAACTACAAGCTGATCGCCATCGACGGCAAAGTCTACTGGGCTCCCTACCCCTTTAAGAGCTGGACCCAGATGGCAAACGTCAGCTTCCTGGCCGATGCGCCTCGGATCTACTTCTGCAACGCCGAACAGGCGATCGTTTACGGCCCGGACAATGCCATCGTTCTCTTGCCCCAGCCCAAGAACATCGTCCTAATGCAGGATGGCTCCAGCACCCCCTGCTACTGGGACACCACCGATTTTTCGAGCGGTAAAGCCGATCTTTCTTATGTGACCGGCAATCCGGCGAGCCCGTTGCCGATCGGCACCGCCATGCTCTGGCAGGATAACCGGCTCTGGGTGGTGGTCGATAACCTGATCTTCGCTTCCGATCTCTTGTACCCCCAGAGCTTCACCGAGAACACGTACCTCGCGGAAGCCAGCGGGTTCCGGTTCCCGAGGCCGGTGGTTAATTTGGTCCCCTCGCCCGTCCAGGGAATCCTGGTGGGCACCCAGTCGAGCCTGCACTCCCTTCAGAGCTTTATCCAGGACCGGACCCAGTGGTCGACCACTCCTAATTTCCAGGCCGACGTCAACCTGGAGATCGGCTTTATCGCCCCCTGGGGGATGGTCTATCTGCACGGGATGCTCTGGATCCTGACCGCCCGGGGGATTATTTCCTACGACCGGGCCCTGACCCAGAACCTGACCACCGTCATTTTGACCGCAGACGGCGAGATGCAGCGTTCTAAGCACCTGATGGCCCCCGACGTCACCGGAGCCGCCCTGGGGGTCTGGGAGAACGTCCTGATGGTCTCTGTCCCGGCCAGCTGCCTGAATAACCGGCACACCTGGATCATGGACGGGGGAGTCGCGGAAAAGCTGAATAACCAGCAAGGAATGTGCTGGGTTGGGATCTGGAGCGGCACTTATCCGGTCCAGTACACCAGCCCGATCATCAACGGCACCCAGCACAACTACGAGCTGAGTTACAGCTCCGGTTTTCTGGCCGTCAATGAAGGCGACTCGCCTTCGCCCCAGCCCGAAACCGACCTGCCCCTCCAGGCCAATATTCACCTGTGGGAAAACTACATGCCCAATCAGGTGAGCGACGTGGAGGCTAACATCCACTGCTCCTTTGAGACCCGGGCTTTCCTGCTCCAGACCGACGACTATTACCGGTTCGTTTTCGCGGAATTCATGATCGTCAACCTGAAGGGGACGGTCCCGATCCAGGTCTACGTCGCGGGGCTGGCCGGGAACTACCAGCCGCTTTTTTCGACGACGTTGCGCGCCGATGTGGGCCCGTGGGGCAATCCTTCCATCGCGACCAAGCTCTACTACGTCGCCAAAAACCAGACCACCCAGTTTGAGAACTACCGCAAACAGGTGCGCCATATGCGGACCAGCGAATTCATCATCCATGAAAGCGAGGACGGCGCGGCCTGCACCGAGATCCAGCGGATGGATGGAGTCGATAAGGCGTTCCAGTTGATGGTTCAGTGGCAGGGCCGCTTAGGCATCCGCCAGCTCAAATTCTTCTACGACCGGCAGCTCCAGAGCCCCCAGGGGGTTTGCCCGGTCGATGAATCCACCACCCCGCACATCGTCCTGGAGGCCACGGCATGAGCACCACCATCACTTCGGTCGTTCTGGATCTGCAGACCGGGATGCCGTCCATTTACCCCTCCCGGAGTAAAGAGCTTCTCTACGACTCTTTGATGGATTCCCCGGTCTTTATCTTAAACCCTTTCGGCCCCCAGCAGCTCAACCTCTCCCGTCCTAACCATCACTGGTAAAAATGGCAGACCAATCCTTACCGTTAAAGATCAGTATCGCGCCGTTCCCCGAGGGGTTCGACGGCGACATGGACGAAACCTTCCAGCAGGCCTGCATCCTGATGTCCGCCACGGTGGAAGGCCAGTTCCTGACGGGCCTGATCCTGCCCCCTGGTTCTACTCTTCCCTCGACCGATCAGGGCCCGATCGCCATGGGCGGGGTCTGGTACTTCTGGGATCCGGTCACCGGCCAGTACCTGCCTCAGAGCCTGACGGCGCGCGCGGCCAGGAACTACGTTAAGAACGGCTCTTGTCAGGTCCAGCAGACCGGGGCCGCCCCGGCGCTGGTGGCCGGGGTCAATAAGACCTACGACATGTGCCTGTGCCGGATGACTACTGCCGGAGTCTTGGCGATCGCGGCGGACGTAGGACCCTTCGCCGGGGCTGATTACGACACTTGCCCGGCGGCTATCAAATACACGGTAGGCACCACGGCCCCGACTCTGGGAACGACCGACCTCTACTCCCATGAGCACCTGATCGAGGGCTCTGACTTGGCTCCGATTCAAGGCGAGATTTTAAGCCTGTCTTTCCTTTGCTGGGTTAATCAGCCGGGCACCTATTCGGCCTATCTGGCTTCTGGAGCCCGGGACGAGTCCTATTGCGCCACCTTCACGATGCCCACGGCTAATACGTGGACCCGGATCAAGATCCAGAATATCCCGGCCATTCCAACGAGCGGCACCTGGAGCTATGGCGAGGGGGTGACCGGGATGTATGTCGGAGTGACGATGGCCTGCGGGAGCCAGTGGACCACCACTAATACGGCCAAATGGAATGCCGGGTTCTTCGGGGCTGGGACGGGCCAGAGCAACATGTGCTCTGTCACTAACAACCAGATGAAGATTACGGCGGTGCGGCTGGAAGCCTCACCCCAGTGCGGCTACGCCACGATCAACTCTTTCGAGGCCGATCTGCACGATGCGATCCGCTACTACTACACCAACTTCAACTATCAAACGACTAATGCCGGTACATGGGGGCTGAATCTCTATGCTCATCAGGCTGGATTTGCCATGGGCTCAATGCTGTTCCCGCGCCGGATGGCTAAGGTGCCCACGGTCACCCTCTATTCGGCCAGCACCTTCACGATTAATACAATTCGCAATCTGACCACTGGTGTAGATGTCACCGCTTTTGGAACCCCAGCCGCTTCCCAAAAAGGCGTTGCTTTTGGAGCTGCTATTACCACCCCAGCAAGCGCCAAGAGCGACGGTCTCGCCGCTTTCGTTACCGCCGATGCAAGACTTACCTGATAAATCGGACATCTCGCTCGTTACCGTCAAGAACGAGAAGGAGCTGCAACGTTACAACGTAGAGGCGATCGCGGCGGATTTAGGCGGCCCCCTGGAGAGGTTCTATCCGATCTATCTCGTGTTCTATCAGGGCACCTTGCGGGGATACTTCCAGGCGATTCCCCAGACCTGCATTTATACGACGCTGCACCCCGAGCTGATGAACATCCGCGAGTACTTAAAGATCACCCGCAGTTTAATCACCGAGATTAAAAGGCACTGCGGCAATCCCATTTTCATGCTGTGCGATCGGGCCCTGACCGGCGGCAAGCGAGTCCTTAAACACGTCAGGCTGAAACGAGCAACCGAGACAGCGTTTATTTACGATGAAGACGCTTATTAGAAAGGCAGGATACTAATATGGGCGGCGGCGGCGGAGGCGGCACACCATCGTTTAAAGCTCAAGGAGCACCCCCGAACTTTGACTACAGCTCCGCCATGGGCCTGCAGCAGATGGCGATCGGGGGCGACATCCAGAGCTACGCTCTCAGCGATCAGGATTTCGCCAACCGGTATCCGGCCTTGCAGCAGGCTTACCAGCAGTATCAGGCCAACCTGGGGCAGCAAGTGGGTCAGGTGGCGCAAGGCCAGACCGGCCAGTCTGATATCATGAGCCAGCTGGCCAACACCATCACTGGCCGCAACGCCGCAGGTACTACCTCCGATATCGGCAACATCCAGAGTGCGGCGGCCACCGCAGCCCAGGCTACCCAGCCGATCTATAACCTGGGCGCGAGTCAGGCCGGGCTGGCCCAGCCCCTGATCGGGATGGGGCAGCAGCAGAATAAGATCGGCGGCCAGATCAACCGCACCGGCCAACAGGTGACCGGCATGGCGGCTACTCCGTATGCCGTAGGCCAGCAGCTCCTGGGCGAGCCGATCGATCCTCAGACCCAGCAACAGATGATGCGCGCCGGACTCTCCAGTGCTGCCGGTAGCCTTGGTGCCGCATCTCTGGGCCAGGGCATGGCGGGGCAATCCGCCGCCGCTCGCCAGCTGGGCCTCTCGACGCTCCAGTACGGTCAGGCGATGCGCGGGGAGGCCATGAGCGACATCGGTCAAGCCGCCTCGATTGCCGGTCAGGGCGGCCAGCTCCAGGGCCTGGGCGCTTCCACGATCGGAGCCGGTGGCCAGACATTAGGCCTGGGTGGCGCACAATTGGCCGGAGGCGCGCAGACCTACGGTTTAGGTGCCAACACCGCAGCGACGGCTGGAGGGCTCTCAAACACCGCCCAGCAAGCGCAGGAACAGTACGGGATGGATACCGCCCAGATGGCCCAGATCTATGGCGGCCTCCAACAGGGGCAGGCCATGAATCTCTTGGGCGGCTTGCAGAACGCCAACACGATGTTTGCGAAAAGACCCTTTGGCCTTGGCGGCACCAATATGGCGCAATCCGAGCTGGGGCAGGCCGGAGCCTATAATTCATTCCAGCAGAGTAACTATGCCACCATGAATGGCATCGCCCTTAACAGCGCCCAGATGCAGTCCCAGCAGCAGCAGCTGGCCGCCCAGCAGTCCGCCGGGATGATGTCAGCTGGGGTGGGAGCTGCGGGTGCGGTGGCCTCGGCGGCAGCCGCTGCGGCAGCGATCAGTTGCTGGGTGGCGCGCGAGTGCCTGGGCACCGCCGACGACCAATGGAAAGCTTTCCGGATATGGATGCTGAATTTCGCGCCCACTTCTTTGCGAAGTACTTACCTACGGCACGGCGAGAGTTTCGCTGCGACACTCCCTGCCAGACCAGCCCTGAAAGCCTTGATTCGGGCGGCGATGTTACGGCTAATTGGGACCAGGGAACGGTCTCTTTTCACCCTGAACACTCTTCTGACGGCATGACCCGCAAAGAACTACGCCAAGCGACCGCCGACGCCATCAACTCTTTGACACGTAAAGAGCTGCTGGAGCAATTCGGGATCAGCAGAGTGGCGGAGCTGACCGGCCTGGACAACGCATGGCTGCCTGTTTACACCTGTGTCCGGGCTTTGTCGGAAACCGTGTCTATCCACGCCGGGAAAGGGCTAGAGCGCGATTTCTCCCGAGCCGGGGCGATCCTGGAAGCGATTGAATTTGAGGTGGCTGAACACCCTTACGGCGAGTGGCAGATCGCGCGCGCCATTGATCTGGCCCCAGATACCCACCTCCCACTGGATGAATGTTTTCCCACCCGCTCCAGTGTGGTGAACGACCTGACTCCGCTGGCCTGGGAATGGGTCACCAACATCCAAAACGGGAGAAAACTACTAATCCCCTCCGATCTGGTCTGGCTGGTCACCCGGATCCCGCAGCAGTCCCTGATGTACGTCCAGATGGGCTCTAACGGGGTGGCGACCGGCGGCTCCATTGAGGACGCGATTCTTTCCGGGCTCTACGAGGTGCTTGAGCGCGATGCCTGGACCTTAAACCAGTTCCTCCTGGATAGCGGCCTCCTGCTCACCCGCTCGCCCCTGGTCGCCGTCTCAGACAGGCTCGAATCCTGTATCCGCAAGATCGAGAGCGCCAACCTGAAGCTGCACCTTTTTGATATCACTAACGACTACAAGATTCCCACTTTCTCGGCCATCATCCTGGATCTGGGCGGGACATGCGCCGGAACCTTTGGAGGTTATGGGAGCCACCTGAACGCCGAAATAGCCGCGCTCCGCGCCATCACCGAGGCCGCCCAGGCCCGGTGCTGCTACATCTCCGGCGCGCGCGACGACTTATTTCGACGGCAATTCCTTCTCATGAAGAGAATGGATCAGCACAAGCTCCACGAGATGTTCCAGGAGCTGCCGATGGGTAGCCCCCTCTCCGAATACCGGGTCCTGGATTTCCCGGATGTCAGGACCGAATTGCGCTACCTGCTCAAGCTGATCCGGCAATTCGGGGTCAGTGACGTCTACGTCAAAGAAATGGGCTCTTTTCTGGACGGCAAGGTCCATGTGGTCCGGGTGATCAGCCCCCAGTGCGAGCCGTTCAGATTCGATCACTGGACCCCCGGTTTACGCTGTTTGAGCTACGCCCGGCGGCGGTTTGATGAGCTGGCCGAGCAAGCGAAAGCGCAACCGGATGAAGAAAAGGGGGAAGAATGGAAGACCCTGTAAATGAAAAGGTGCTGGTTTACCTGGGGCCCTCACTTCCCCTTAGTAAGGCGCGCGAGATTCTGCCAGCGGGGATTTTCCGGCCACCGGCCAAGCAGGGCGACATCGTGACCGACGTGGTTAATCTCTCGCCTGACCGGATCATTCTGATCGATGGCGAGTTCCGCCAGAACCTCTCTGTCTGGCACAAGGAGCTGGTCTACGCCCTCCAGTACCCGGGCGTTAAAGCCGTCTATGGCGCGGCTTCCATGGGGGCTTTACGCGCGGCAGAGCTGGACTTCCTTGGGATGATCGGGATTGGCAAGATCTATCACTGGTACAGGGATTCAGTGACCGAGGACGACAGTGAAGTGGCCTTAAACTACGCCAGCCGGGAAGGGCCCGATGGACCGCTCTATTACCCTCAGAGCGTTCCTTTGGCCGATATCCGGGCCGGGGTCGAGCACTACGAGGCGTACTCCGGCGACCCGGAGCTGGGCAGGCAGGCGCGGGAATTCCTCGAAGTGATGCGCAAGGTCTTCTACATGGAGCGGACCCAGAAAGACTGCGAGAAAACCTGGGGTGGAATCTGTCCCGATATCCCGATGCCCTGCATTCCGCAGAAACAGATGGACGCCGTTACGGCTCTGCAGGACCACTTGATGTACGAGTCAGCGCCATTGCGAAAGCCTACTCCAGAGAACCTTTCGCGCTTCTTTACGGCCCTTTATGAGCGGGATCGGCGCATACCCATTAACGGCTTTGAAATCCCCCAGCAGCACATCGACGCCTACGTCCTCCTTCACAATCCGGAATGGGAGCGGATCTGCTGGGATTCGGCCAATCAGGAGCTGGCCTTGATGCTCTGCGACCAGCTCTGTGTGAGCGTTTCGATTCCCGAGATTGAGCGCGAGAATGTTCGCTTCCAGCAACGTAGCGGCATCGAAACTGCTGAAGACTTCGCCAATTTCCTTTCGGCCAACGGCTGGAGCCGCCACGAGTACGACCGGCTGATGATCCAGAACGCCCGGATCCGCAAGCTCCAGCACAGCAACACGGTGGCCAAGATGTACCGCAGGAACACCCAGGCGATCATCGACTATCTGCGGACTCATCAGGCTTTTGATTACTGGGCCGTCCAGGCCGTGGAGTCCGAAAAACGGATCAAGAAGAGCGGGGTGGACGACTGGCTGGGAGTGAACCTGGAAACCCCGGCTTTCGCGCTTCTGGCCCAACACTTTGAAAAAGAGGGCCTGGAACTCAAGTGCAACAATGAAGAATACCTCCTGGAGACAGGGTTTAGCAATTTAACCGAGCTGGGAGTGGCCATTGCGCGCATCACAGCCGGGAAGGAGCAAGATGGCAACTGACAGCGGTAACCCCTTACAGCAGTACGGCTATGACCAGGAGACGGGTCAGGCCTTAGCCAGTTCGCTGGGATTAAGCACGGCCCAGCTGGCCGCCGCCTTTGCCGCCACTCCCATGACCGGCGGCAGCGCGCCGACAACAACCAGCTACGGAATGACGACCGGCGGCCAGCCTGCGGGTCGCGACCTGAGTAACACGATCCAGCAGCTGCAGTTAATGCAAGCTGTGGGAGGTCTCGGCCAAAGCGGCAGTCAGGCTGGCCAACCTCCTTCCTCGACTCCGGGCGGGGTGAGCCAGGATCCGATAAACGCCGCGACCAACTTAGGGGCGCAGGCATTAGGCGCAGCCGGTTTTAGCGGAGCCCAGGGCGCTTTCCCCGTCTATAATCCCACCCCGGGCCAGATCAATAGCGCCAAAGGCGGAGTCAGTAAGGTGCCTTCTCCGGTCAGCGCCTCGGAGGTTCCCACTGGTCCAACCCCAAACGTTCCCAGCGTATTTGGAGGAGTAGCCAGCTCTGCTTCACCTTTTGCTACGCCGCCGCCGACAGCTGGTGGTACGCCGACCCCGGTGACGCCTGCCAACGCGCCTTCGGTGGCCCGTCCGGCCACGCCATTTGCTACCGCGCCAGCCGCTCCGGGAATTGACGTAGCGGCCCATACCAACGCCCTGGCGGAGGCTGGCAAGGCTCTCTTCGCCCATTACGGCGGCGACCCAAATACCGCGACTCACACCCAGATTGCCGACTTCCACAGCCAATTGGCATCGACCATCGGACAGTACACCGCCGGGGTTAACCAGCCGCCAAGCACCATTCAGCCAAACGCCGCAGGGGTTAAGACGATGGCCGCTGGCGGCCTAGTGCCCGGGCGCGGGAACCAGGACACGGTTCCAGCCCTCTTAACTCCCGGCGAATACGTGATCCCCAAACAACAGGCCGCACAGATGTTTGGCGGCCAGACGCCAATCAGGATGCAGGAAGGCGGCTTTGTGCCGGAGAATGACTCCAGTGACGAAGCTCCGGAAGTCCGCAGAAAGCGGCTGGCGGTGGCCTCGGCGGCGGCCCAATCGCTGCAGAACACAGGCACGGGCGAAGGCACGAGCCAGCAGCCATCCAGCGAGGCCCCAGCGGCCCCAGGAGGCTATACCGGGCCCAGCGCGCAGCAGCTCCAGGCGATGTATGGCGGCAGCCCATCGAGCGCCACACCGGCTGGCGGCTGGCCAGCTCAGACTCCGTCTGTCGCTCCGGCTTACGACGTCCCGAGCGATCCCGACCCCGACTGGCAGTATACCGGCCAGCAATCCACGGCAGGCGCAACCGGCGCTGGTGTAGGAGGAGCAAGTGCAGCCGCCGGGGTTGGAGGCGTTGCGAGCGGCCTCTTCTCCGGGCTCCAGTCCGCCATGAATACCTATGCCAAATCGATCGGAAGCTGGAAGACGGAGCCGCAGGAATTTCACGCCCCCAGCGCCCCGTCCGCACCCGCTGCCCAATTTACCCAGGACGACGTGGACCAGCAGAAGAAGAAGCAGAACCCAATGCTCACGGCGCAGTACGGCTACAACCCTTACCAAAGCTAATTTATGGCCGATCCCGCTACCCAGTTCCAGCCAGCCAGTATTCAGGCCACGGGTTACCAGCCCACCGAATACCATCCGCAACCAATCAATGTGCCGACAGGGGCGGGGGCACTCTGGGCCCAAGTGGGTCAGACGGCGCTGAGTGCGGCTAGTCAAGTTGGGAGCATGCTCCAGAATTCGCGCCTCAATCCGGCGTTTGCCGCGCAGCAGGACTACCAACAGGCCCAATACAAGCAAGCCCAGGATCAGATCGCCTACATGAAGTCGCTGGGCCCAATGGGCCACATGCTGACCCAAACAGGACCGCAGGGCGCAAGCATGGGCGCTCCGGCGTCTATTGCTGATCCGACGATGGCGGCACGCTTCATGGAGGCAGCGAGTGTTGGCCCCAAGATAGGCGCAGGCCCCGGCGGCGACAATAAGGGAGGGCCTCCCCCGGTTAATAACCCGTCCGCCGGGAATCAGCAGAATCCGCCGAGTAGTGCCTATGGAGGGTTAGAGGAAAAAAATGCCGGTGGGTCTTCACAACCCCAGCAGCCGAAGGGGCCGCCCTCCACGGGGGAGCTGGGTAAATCGGCCAGCACCGATAACGATTTTCTTCTTCGCCGGATGATGCAGGAGCGTCAAGCTGCCGGTCTGGGCGGCTCAGACGCGGCCCAGGAGGGCACCCCGGCAGGCATGACGTATGTTAACCCCGCCACGGGTAACGTCGAGCCCCTGAAGACAGACGCGCCCAGCGTATTCGCTTCGAGAGGAGCACCGGCACCGGCAGCGCCAACAGGGCCGCCAGCACAAGCTCAGACTCCAGCCGCTGCCACACAAACTGATCAGGCGGCCATGGCTCAGTGGCAGGCCCAGAACGCCCATCCGGTGATGTCCAGCCAGGATGCCCTGGCCTGGATGAAGACCCAGACCACCCTGGCCCAGGACGCCACCTATTTGCCGAATGGCGGCCCCAACGGGTAACCGGCCTACGCCTTCCATATGAAGGGCGGAGGGATTAACACCGTTCCTATCTCCCAGATGATCCAGAAGGGAGCTGGCCCTATGGTGGCGGCCCAGAACACCTCCGCTGTTTTAAGTAAAAGCGATCAGCTGAGCGGAGGCATGCCATCCGGCACTGGGGCAGGAGCCCCGCAGCCTGTCGCGGCACCGCCGGATCAAACCGCACCCCAGATCGCCCAGGGCGGCCCACCGCCAGCGCCGGGCGCGATGCCCTCCGGCACGGGCGCAGGCGCTCCACAAGGCATTCCAGCGCCAGCAGGCCCACCAGCGGCTCCAGGGATAACGGATGTCAACGGGGTTCCGCTTTCGGCTTATACTAACGTCGCATCCAAAGGCGGCTTAACCCCAGATCAGCTCACTGCTCAAACCGCACCCGGGGGACAGCCAGCCCAGCCACCGGCACCACTACCTTCTAACACCACGGTTGCTCCAGCGGATCAAGATGCGGTCCAGACCCAGGCCAAATCGATGCCGAAGCCTACCGGCCCTTATAAGGGCGATCAGATAGTGCCCGGCACTGCAGGCCCGTACACTTATTACCGCAACGATGATGTCACTTCGCCCAGCTACGGGCGCGTTTACACGGTGCTGCCCCCAAAGGCCGGAGACTACTTTAAACAGCAACGCTGGTATTTGGGTTCGACCGGGTACGACACCTATGAGCTGCCAGAATCCCAGATGCGGCAATATGTCTCAGACTACTGGACCCAAACTGGCCAGGGACCATCGCGAGATGAGATTGCTCACATGTCCAATGAGCAGTTGAAACCATGGGCGAAGCAGGCTTGGTACAATAACAACATGGCTAGGAGTCCTATAGATCAGGGCACCAACCTAACCCTTGATACATCGGAGGAGTTACACAATAGCCTTCAGCGGATTGCGGACCTCAACCAAACATTGGATAAGGCTGGGTACTCAAACTTAAGCACAACGGATAGAATGAGGGCCGCAGCAGAGAATGCAGCGGTATCGTTAGAATCACATAGGCCTTGGAATGAGCAGGGGGCTCTGCAGCGAGTTGGAAGTAGTACAGGTGCAATTCTGGGTGAGGCAGGCGGAATGGATAGAGACACCGCTGCGGCCATCAAAGCCTTGGACCAAGAAGTTGACCATGCACAGAAATTACTGAAGTCTAATCCGGCACTAGCAATCTTAGATCCCGGCCAAGGCGGAGGGCAGGAAACTCCCAACATCCACGGATCGGCGCTCAATCTAGAGTTAGCAAATATACCGTCATCCAATGTCCTTTCGGACGCCTTTTCGGGGCAGGATGCAGGAACCAGATTAAAGGCTCTGAGCAGCTTGCAGAAATCCGTTGACGCTCGCTACAAAAACTTGGTTAACGGAGCACAGGAGCAGTGGCAGCGCGTTGATCCCCGGCATGCAGCGAACATGTCGAGATTGGATAACGGGCAGCAGCTTCCTGATCCGCGCAATGATTACAAAGATCACAACTTGCAGCGTTCAAACTTTACGAGCGTCTCAGACGCCAACGCTAGGATAGCGCAAATGAATGAGCAGCTGGAGCAAATGCGAAGACAACTTCCAGCGACCTCCGGCGCGACTCCGACTCCGACCCCGACTCCGACTCCGACCCCGGCCCCAGCGAGCGCCTCTCCGACACCGGAAAGAGTGATTACCGACCAAGCTGGATATGATGCGTTAGGGCCCGGCGCTTACTACCGTGACCAAAACGGGGGACTCCATCAAAAGCCGCAGAAGTAATACTTTATAAATTGAGAAATCGTCCGTATGCTCAACGTATGATCACCTTCCTCATCTTGTGGGCCATCGTGGACAAGCAGGACGAAACCAACCGTCTCCTGCGAATGACACCGGCTCAACTCGCCAGAGAGAACACCCAGAGAAGAACTGAAGAACAACAACAGATCGCAATTCTCGTGACGGTCATCGTTCTTCTTCTCGTGATCCTGCTGTCTTATCTCCTGTTTTGCCAATGACGACCACCCTGAAAACGATTGAGCCCCACCGCAGGTTTTCCTACGATGGGGCCATGTTGATATCCAAAAAGAATCTATTTGGCGATTACGGTGTAAGCAAGTCTCAACCAAGGAATCGGCTGGAAGAACTGGAAAGCCAGATCAATCAGAACTTCTTCAAGGCCGCCGAGGCGCTTAGAGAGATCCGCGACGACAAGCTGTACCTCGTTTACGCCGAGACCTTCAAAGAGTATTGCGAGCAGCGCCTGAGTCGAAGCGTAAACGCTGTTTACGAGCAACTTAAAATGCTCGAAATCCACAAAGAGCTGCAGAAAACGTCCACAGGAATAGACAAACCCATCCTGTCGGAGAAGGACTTAAGTCCAGTCACGGGCAAATTCACTTCACATCAAGGTAAAAAGTACGTCAAGGATTTACGCAAGCTGGCCAGAACTCCCAAGTCGCCAAAACCAAAGGAAATCGAGATGCCTATAATCGAAGTGCCTGAAGAGGACGAACGCACGAAACGCTGGTCTCAAGCCATGACCAAATTGCGTGCGGCCCAGAACAAGGACGAAGAAGGTCTCTTGGAAGCGGTGGAGCGAATGCTGGAGGATTGGGGGTTGTAAAATGGCCGCCGCTGCCCCTCCTACGAAGGAACAGATTGGTGCAGCTTTGCAGCAGGCTGGTCAATACGCTGGTCTCCCGAACGTCTTAACACCGGAAAACGCTCAAGACGTAGGACTGGATCCCAAGCAGGGATTCATCGCTCCGGCAGCCGCCGCTCCCGAAGCCTCCACGGCTGGACCCCAGCTAACTCCTGCCCAGACTGCCGCCCTCCAAGAAAACCCCCAACAACGGGTAGGATCAGGACAGATCGTTGATCCGGCTCCCTCGCAGAACGGACAAGGATGGAAACCGCCAGACCCTTTAATTAAAGAACCCGCCGCCAAGGCCGACACTGCAAAGGGATGGACGCCGCCAGATCCATTGATCAAAGAGCAGCCTGCAACCCAATCTCAGTGGCAGCCTCCAGATCCGGTAATCAAAGAGCAGCCGCCGCAATCGCAACTACCATCTCAGTTCCAGCAGCCACAGGCACCACCCCAGCCGCAGCCCACCACTTACCCGACGATCGCCGAGGATCAACCGGATCCACAGACTCAGGTCAACGCTCTGATCACCCAAGGCAAAAGCCCGGGCGAAGCTCAAGCCATCGTTAATGGCCAGCAGCCGACAACGGTGACTGGAAAGACGCCAGCGCCCAAGTCAGCCGCGCTTCAACCCTCCCCGCAACCCGCGCAACCACAGAAGCCGCCAGCGCCAGTAAATACGCTTCAGGCCGGAAAGAACAATGCCGTCGATCCCGTAGCCTTGTACAGCTATCTTCTGGGCAAGTTTTCTCATTCGCCCCTTGTTAACTATGTGCCTCCCGATGGCGCAAGGTGGGGGATAAAAACCGGATCCGCCGCCGAATGGGCTGCCTTTGGCCTAGCCGTTGCCAAACAGGAATCTGATCTTAATACCAGATCCTATAACGCCGCCGATCCTGGAGGTTCAGCGGGTCTTTTCCAATTTGGGCAAGGTCAAACGGCCTATACCAACGGCAGCGATCAATTTAATCCACAAGCCTCGGCGGATGCCTTCGTCAGGTCCGTTGAACATTTTTTAGCTAACAAAGGCAGCGTAGCCAACATGGGGGAAACCTTCGGCTCAATCAGGCGTCCTAATGAGGCAGGGCAATATATTGCCGGTGCCCAAAAGGTTGCCGCCGGAGGCAGCGGCAAGGACCTTGTTTCTAGCGGCGGCGGTGGCCAGTCAGGCGGAGCACCGAAAGGCGGCGGCCCGACAACACCAGTATCCCCATCCCCGGGAGGAGCACTGGCAGGCCAGCCGCTATTCTCAATACCCACGGGAAGCGGCGGCTCCGCAGCTCCTCCGCCAACACCACCCCCGCCAATCTCCGGCGGCGGCGGAGGTCACATCTCAAACGAAGGCCCTCCAGCGCCATCAGGCGGAGGAGCAGATCTTAGTGGTTTAGTCGGAGGTGCGCTCGCCTCTGTATTGCGCGGCGGCGGCCAGCGGCAGCCGCAAGAGGGCGCGGCCCCAGAGCCGGAAAATCCCCTGGTCGCGGCGATGATGAAGCGGGGCTTTACCCGTCAAGAAGCCGTCAATTTCGCTCAAAGCAGTCAGAATGTAGCGCCCGGCAAGGGCCTTGGGCCGCTCCAAACGACGGCACCGCCAGCGCCAAGCGGTCAAACCATCCAGCTGGCCAAGGTTCCCTTTACGCCCGTCTCCGCGAAGCAACTGATGCCCGGGAAATATCCCAAGATCACCCCGGGCGCTAAAGCCCCTCCGGCGGCACCAGGACGCCCCCAGCCGCAGCTTGCAGGGCCACCCGCTCAGCAAGCGCCACCTCCTCCCGCGCCCAGCGCGAAGGTTCCGGTTACGGTTACGCCTTCCCAGCAGGCACCGACCCGGCAGCCTCAAGCCGCCCAGGCACCACCCAAGCCAGCGCCACCGCCCAAGGATCAGCCGCCTCCCAGGCCCAAGGCACAGCCCGAGCCAACCGAATTCACGGGCCGCCCGGCAGGCAGCACCCATGGCGACCCGAACCCGCAGGGGCCCGATGCCTTCGCAGGCATGACGTTGCCGCAGGCTTTAAAAGCGCACGCCGCAGGGCTCTCGCCGGATGACCCCAGGGTCAAAAAACAGGCCGATGGCTACATCAAGGGCGAGCATTTTGTCGAAGGGGACGTGCTTCACAACGACCTCCTGCAAGGACTGCCCCATGGCAGGCAGGGACGACAGCGCCAGCTCCTGGGCCAAGCCGAGACGGCGATCGCGGATAAGAGCCCGATGCACATCAGCTACATCTCCGCGCCCAAGGAAGCGGCCAAGTTCCCCACCCGCGATACGCGTAAGATCCAGTACGACGAGCACAGCCCCGAAGCGCGCCTGATGGGGACAACCGAAGGGCAGCTGGTGGGCCACAGCATGATTCCGCTGAGCGTGGGGATTAAGCTCCCCGGCAAAAAAGGGGAATCGCACGACAGCTACATCCAGGGGATCTCGACTAATATCCTGGCTAACAACTTCCAGCACACCAACGACAAGCTGGCCGCCATGGGGCGTAAAACCCCTTACCAGAAGCTGGGAGCCAAGTTCTACAACGACCTGGAAGGCTATTACCACAACTTGCTGGCCGGTCATACCGCGACGGGCCGGGGTTACGTGACCGGCACCGCAGAGCATCCCAATGAGCCCGACCGGGAGCATGTGCCCTACAAGCTCAGCAGGAAGGAAGCGGACTTCATCGGGACGGTGATTAACAACACCGCCGCTTTCGCCAAACACGGGGACGCCAAGGCGATCCGGGAGCTGGCCAGGATCAACGGAAGCCTGATCACTGAGAAGGGCGAGACCAACCGGATGCGGCACGATATCGAGGAGCACGAGCCCGGCTGGCGCGAGCGGGTCCTTGAGCCCAGTATCAGGAGTTTTAAGACCGGCCTGATCCACGAGATCCACCCTGGCGAAGAGCACATGCCCGAGACGATCCGGCCCGGGAAAGAGTTCCAGGAGCTGACCAAGTCGATTGCCAGGACGAGCGAGCGGGGGCGACCCGATATCCCGATCGCCGCCAGCCTCCACCACACCTTCTTGGACAATAAAACGATTAACGAGATTGAGCGCGACTTCTCCGAGCACCGGATTACCGAGCTGGAAGCCCGGGGCCGGTTAAAAGACCTGGGTGAAGATCCAGGTGATTACCGCTTTATTGGCGGCTCGGGCGGCCTGATTACACCTTACGAGGATGATCCAGAATCCCTCACGCCCGAAGAGCATACGCAGATGCGTGACAACCTGCGCAAGCAGTGGGTGGGTGGGAAGCTGAACGTGGACGACTACCGCAAAAAAGCCGCCGAGGTGCCGCTGCCCTCCAAGCCGTCCAAGCCAGCGGCGGCCACACCAGCACCACAGCCTGCCGCAGAGCCCGAAAGTGAGCCCGATACGCCAGAAACGCCCGTAGCCGCGCCCACGCCGGTTCCCAAGGCTCCTAAGCCAAAACCGGTGCCAAAAGCGCCCCCAGAGCCTGTGGTAAAGCCAGAGGTGGCTCCTGAAGAACCACCGGCTGCACCTCCGGGTCCCGATGAGCCGTTACCAACCGTGGTCAAGAAACCCAAAGCGGCCAAACCAGCTCCGGCACCCGAGCCGGAAGCTGAAGAGAAGCTGACTAAACCCGCCGGGGCCGCTGACAAGGCGTGGATGAAGGATCCCAAGAACGAGGCCGAGCGGCAGTCGTATCTGGAGAAGCGGGTGGCCGCCTCGATCGGACGCCAGAACGCTCATCCATCCGCGATCCCGCTTAAAGTCCAGCGCAACGAGGCTGGCGGCGTGCAGCACGATCCGGGCCTGAACCCGGTCTGGGAAAAGACCGATTACGACGTCGCGAACCTCCCCTTCCTGCAGAAGAAAAAGAAGGCTCTTGGCCAGCTGGAAGGAGCGGACAAGCACGAGGACACACTAGGCGAGGACGAGCACAAGCACCTGAACCAGACCGAGCGCCGGAGGCTCTCCGCGATGCGAAAAGCCAGCGCGGTTAAGACGATGGGCGACAAGATCCACGAGAGCTATCAGGCAATCAAGGATCAGCCCGATATCGCCGCCGGGAAGGGCTGGTACAGCCGGATGCGGGACAAGATGGCCAAGGTCTTCGGGGCCGGTGAAGAGGGTAAGGCCAGCGAGGATCACGAGTTATTCGCCCAGCTCCTGGGAGCCACCTCGGCCAAGACGCCGGTCAGGGATAACTTTATCCAGGCCCTGGACGCTTTTGAGCAGCACAAGGCCGGGAAGTTCGACCGGCACGTCGAGAAGTACAAGGAAGCCTATTCCGCGATGCAGGATGGGGGTTACGAGGCCCTCAACCAGAAGATGCGCGAGCAGGGGATCTTAAAAGAAGGCGAGGAGGCACCAAAGACTGACGCGGCAGCGATGGCGCGCTGGATCGACCACCATGACATCATTCCCAAGAAGCAGAACGGGGCCAAGTACAACTCCAATTCGGAACAGGTCTTAAAAGTCCTGGCCGGGAAGTGGCTCGACGAGGTGGGCGCACCCAAGACTCCCAATTTCGCCGGGAACCTGACCGGTAGGACGCTCGCAGCCACGATCGACGTCTGGGCGGCCCGGCACTTGCACCGGCTGGGTCACGAGCACGCTGGCGAAAAGAAAGGCTGGCGACCGCAGTCAGCAGCCGAGCCGGGAGTTAATAGCCTCGACTTCGCCTTCAGCCAGGACGCGATGAAACACGCGGCGGACAAGATCGGGATTAACCCCGACGATCTCCAGGCTATCCTCTGGTACGCGGAAAAGCATCACTGGGAAAAGCAGGGCTGGACCGGCGGCCAGGGAGCCGAAAAAGGGAGCTTTGACGAGACCTGGGATAAAGCCTTCCCGACCGAGGGTAAGGCGATGACCTCTAAAGAACTCCAGCAGCACTACCAGGACGAGAAAGCGCGCGACGACAAGCTCGACGCCCTCCGCACCACCCTGGCCAAGAAGAGGACCGGCGGCGAGAGCGAGGAGAAGATCGATAAATACCTCAAGCGGTATGCCGACGAGTTTCTGGGTAAGCACGGCCTCTCCCGCGAGCACCTGGAAGCTCCCGCCGCGCCCGGATTAGAGGAAGCGGCTTGATCTTATGCCCAACGTTGAGCTATAATGTCATATGCCAAAACAATCGATCCCAGATCAGTTCAGTGACGAAGAGATGGAGCAGATGAAGCGCCATGGAGCCGCTCAGCTGGGCGGCACCGATTTCAGCGCCGAGGTGGAAAAGGAGCTGGACAAGCTCCAGGCCGCGCGCGAGGCCAGCGCCGGTAAGATGCAAGCCGCGCAGACCGGCGGCAGCGAGGGCCTGGGGCCCAGCGACATCGATACTGCCGCGATTAAACAGCGGGGCGCTATCCAGAAACAGGCCGACACCCAGGGTGCCGCAGAGGCCCAGCAGGCTCAAAGCACCCAGGCTCCCATAAACGCCCCAGCAGCCCCCACCGGGCCTCAAGGAGCTACCATACCCTTCCCGGCCCAGAAAGGCGCTGTGGGAGGTCCTGGCAACGCCCCAGCGCCATCTCAGACAGCTCCTCCGGCCCAGCCGCCGCCCGAGGGCGAGGGGGACGAATCGGACCCGGCCACCCAGTGGCCGCAATAAAGTTGCATGCCCAACGTTGCCGGGGTAGGATGGCAACGTATGCAAATCTATTCAGATCGTTTTGAAACCACGCTCCCCAAAGAGGAGCGTTTCCAGGTCCGCCCGAAGTCCAAAAAGCCGCAGAAGCCGGAGTTCGTGGCGTTCCTGGGTTATCTATCCACGGGCGTCCTCCTGGGGCTCACCGTGATGGGGATTATGTCCTCCTTTAAGCCCCGGACTCCGGCAGCGAGCCCAGCGCCATACCCAGGCGCGATCCTGGTTAATCCCACACCCGCTCCGCCCTTGCCAGATCCTGTGCCTGTGCGCCGGGCGCTGCCGATACCGGCCACGGCATCGGCACCTCGAGCCAAGCTGCTCCATATCCGCCCGATCGGCACTTATGAGAACGACACGATGCCCGATGGCCGGATCCTCACCACCCGCTACATGGGTGAGCTATCGGGGGCTGGCAGCCTGCCTACCTACGGGGCCAACCTGGGCGATATGTGGTACACCATGAATGACGGACACTGCTGGGTCCTGGCTCCGGTCACGGCTGGCAGTTCGACCGTTGGCTGGGTCGATCCATAACGTTATACCCGTGGGCATGCTCAACGTTGCAGGTTCGGCAATTTGCCGAAAAAAACGCTGATTTTGAGGCACTTGCGTAAGCAAAAACACTCTTTTCTTGATTTTCCCTCTACCGAATGCGAGTCTTTCAACCGGGTATAATGAGTGAATCTGTTTAGTTCCTATCGGGAACAACTACGGTTTGTTTATTTGACTTGCATACGACTTGCCGTCCAGGGCCTCGGAATCCTGGACGGCTTCTTCGTTTAGCGCGGGATCAGGCCGCGTATGGCCCAGGCTACGCAGAACCCGGCGAAAAAGACCAGGACCAGCTTGTACCCGCTCTCCGGGATGACCTCGACGGCAATCATCCCGCCGATCCAGCCGCAGATGACGCTGGTCCAGTCGCGGGTGGTCCAGTCCTTCAACAACCCAGCTCCTTCCGCTTGGCCTGCCAAGCTTCATCGGTGCACTCCGGCAGGAACCCGATCCGGTAGAAGTACTCGATCTGCCGGTCGCGGGTGCCTCGGCAAAGGTGAGTCTGCTTTTTACCCTTGAGCGCCGGGTGATGGCAGATCTGGGAGACCCTGAGCATCCGCTCCTCCACCATCTCGGCCAGCTCCGGGTTTAACCATTTACCGTCCTCCTTTTTGGCAAACACACAGGTCGAGCACTGCTTGGCCATCACCGGCATGTCGCGGCTATTGTAGGATTTGGTCGCCATCGTCTCCCTCCTTCCATTCCGGCGTGAATTTGGTGATGATGCCGTCTTTATCCTTCTCGATCACCAGGGTCCAGTTCTGCCGGAAGAGGGCCTGCCCCAGGCTCCGCAGAGCGTATTTAACGACGTTGGGCGGCAGGGTGCGGGTGCTGGAGAATTCGGTCGCCATCCAGTCGTAGAGGGGTTTTCCCGTAGAGGGGATCCGCAGGCCGATCAGGACAGCGGCAACCGCCACATCGATTGCCGCCTTCTGGTCTTCGGAGTTGAGCTGGCTAAATGCGTCATGCTTTTCCATCACTAGCCATACCCTCCCGCTCCTCGATTTCATCATTCAGGATCGCCGCCAGGACGACTTTCTTCTGCATCCGGCATCGCTTTTGCAAGCGGAGTAATTCCTCAACGTGAAGAATGCCGATCAGCTGGCCGAAATAGTTGGGTTCACTCATCGGTGGACCCTGATCAGTTCAGCGGTGATGAAATGGACGGCTCCTTTACCGTCCCTGAGATTGTAGGACTTGGGCTTAGCTAACCTTGCCCCGGTGTTCTTGGGGCCGCTGGTTGGTTTACCGGCCTTCTTTCGCCTTTGGTAGTCTGATATCTTGTAATCAAGCGTTTTGGCGTGTTGGGGCACATGGAAGACAAAGCCTCCGGGCCCAACCCTTTCACCCCCGTCGAACTTCAAGAGGTAGTCCTTGGCGTGCTTTCTGACCATGTAGCGTTCCATCAGCCGGTTGCCCTGTTCGTCCAGGGTTTCCACATAGGCGACTGACCTGAAAACAAAGACATTCTGACAGTCCAGTGTCCGTTTCAGGCAGCGCGCGTAGGCACAGTTTTCGGGGTCCTCTTTGGTGGCACCTTTGATGTCATCTTTATTGGGTTGGACGTGCATCGCGGCCCGTGCCTCACGCACCGGGATGCCCATGAATTTGCGGTCTCTTACTTTTGTTTTGGCTTGCATAAAAAGGTGAGCGGAAGAGTCAGGGACTCGTCCCGCTTGCGGTGCTGAAGAAGGACGTGGCCGCAGATTCGGAAGTACGCGGCCAGACTCTCAAAGCCGTAGTGCTCAACCGCTTCGCGCAAAGCGGGAGACAGTTCATCGGGGAACGTGATGTTCGTTAAACTTGGCACAATCGCCCACCATAGACCTGTGGGCTGTTGTGGGTCAAGTGGTTATGCCCAACGCTTTTTAGAAGATGCAAGCGGCGGCTGCCGCGCACACAATGGCCGCACGAATTGCGACTCCACGCGCTTTCCAGCGTTCCGCTTTTTCCTCCTCGGAGAGACCTTCCAAGGAAGCGACGAACTCTTTCAGCTCCTGTTCCTGCCACCGCTGGAAGCGGCGTTCTTCCCGTTCCCATTTGCGCTGCCGTTTCTCGTGGGCGCATTGGCCGGAGTAGCCCAAGAACAGTGCAAGAAGAACCCATTCCATAATCAGATGCCCCCGGTCAGATTCGCCTTCTCGGCTCTACTCTGCCTGACCGTGCCCGGGGGCCACGCACAGAGCCCGGGGCGTCCCCCGAGGCATAGGTTTATCATTGCCATTATTTCGGCGTGATAAAAACAAGCTCAGAACCTCCCATCGGTGCCCCTGCTTATTGGCACCCGGTCTTACTGCAGTTATCCCCGGACCTCATCAGATCTCCCGATGGGACGTTTTGAGCTTACGGGATCATGCCCGAAGCGCCGGTCCCGCCCAGCCCCATCAACCCTCCGCCCAGAGTTGGCAACTTCGATTTGGGCTTGCCCTTGGCGACCTTCTTCATCGGCTTACCCTTGGCCATCGGTTTCTGAGGAGCCGTTTTCTTTGCGGGAGGTGCCTTTTTCTTGGCCATAAAATCACTTTTTCTTCTTTGCCTTGTCGATGCCACTGATCTTGCCAGCGTTCTTGGAGGCGTAGAGGACCTGTTCAGCCTTCTTCTGAGAACCGTAGGTCTTCTCCATAGCGGCTTTGATCTTTTTTCCCTTTTTGGTGAGCGGCATAAATCTCGTAAGCGCACCATGTCATGAAGTAGCCGCCAACTGCGATAAAAATCATTGACACGGACAAAGAAAGGTAGACGAAAACCGCAATCAGGATTTCATCCCACCTCATACCGGCTGCTGGAAAATGTAGGCGGGTCCCTTGCCGTGACTCAGGTCGAGATTGCCGTCCACGTCATTAAGCCAGATGGCGTCTACCCCGGCCCTCAAGCTGCCAACCCAGGCTTCCGCGAAGAGCAGGGTCCCTTGAGGCTGGTAAGCTCCGCCGTTGATCGTGACCGTGTCGAGCTGCCGTTTAAGGTCAATCGCGCATTCGAGGGCTGTCGGTTTAGGCGGGGTCAGGTATCCCGGGGCCAGCTTCTGGCCGTCCAGGATCGTCAGGAGGCTTTGCAGGGTTCTCATATGGCTTCTTCTGTGAAAGGTCGCTTACGAGGTTATAGGCGCAATTGGCCAGCCTGACAATTTCGTAAGCGTGCACGTAGTTGACCGCCTGGGCGACCGGGGTTCCAGCCGAGTCGACGATGGCGATCCGTTCTTCTTTCAGGAAACGCTTCAGGTGGAGCGGATATTTGAGTTCCAGATCGATGTGCATTTTTAGCTGTTCACTTGGTTGGAGGCGAGTTAATTTCACGGACTTGAAGAGCGTCTGGTTTCTCCGTGGGGAATCCACGGCTTGTCACACTTCCTAGGTCAATTCCCAAGTTACAGCCAGCTTCCGGCGATCGACAACAGCTCGGTCTTTCCGAATGATTCGGCGTATACACTGGATGACGGCGGCTACTGGATCGCCAAACAACCATCGGCCCCTCCCGGTGCTCTAGCCCAGTGGTTGTTTATCGACACCCTGCGCGGCGGCCCAGGGCCCCAGGGCCCTCCCGGAGTAGGCCTGCCCGGGCCCCAGGGGCAGCTCGGCCCTCAAGGACGTAACGGCTCGCCGGGACCACAAGGGCCGCCGGGGCGCACCTCTTTCAGTTATCTCTCGCTCGTTTTCCGGGTCCCGGATCCGAGCAGCTCGGTGCCGGTGCTGACCAGCGTCAGCGACACTTCCTGGATGACCCCAGGGCTTTTAGTCTACATTCCGGGTGCGGGAACCTTCACGGTGATCGGGTCGCCTCCGAGCGCCAACACCGTCAATCTGGTCAACTCCGGCGACCCCAATAACGCCGCCCCCGGGACGATGATCGGGGCCGGGACAATGATCAGCCCGGCCAACGCGCGAGGCCCTTTGGGGCCGCAGGGTCCAGCCGGGCCAGCTGGGCCGCCGGGGCCGCAGGGAGTCAGCGGCACCAGCGTTTATACGACCCTTAAACAGCAGTTCTCGATCCCGGTCACTACCGGCATCGCCTTTGTCGAGGATGCCAGCTCATTTGCCGCTGGCCAGATCGTCTACGTGGAAGGCGGGGAGTATTTCAGTGTCCAGGCGACTGACCCGGTTGCCGATACACTGACCCTGGTCAACCAGAATTACCCGGGCGGCCAGCCGCCGGGAACGGTTATCCCGGTTGGCAACACGATCTCCGGGACCGGCCCTCAAGGGCCGCAAGGCCCACAGGGCCCACAGGGAATTCAGGGAGCACAAGGACTTCAGGGAGTCGCCATGACCGGCACGATGGCGATGTGGCCAGCCGTGACACCCCCAGGCGGCTGGCTCACCTGTGACGGCTCCGCAGTGTCCCGGACCCAGTTTCCGGCGCTCTTCGCGATTCTCTCAACTTCCTGGGGAGCTGGAGACGGCAGCTCGACCTTTAATCTCCCCGACATGCGAGGGTCTTTCCCGATCGGGGCAAATGCCACTTATCCCCTGGTTTCCGCAGGCGGTGCGGCCACTCATACCTTGGCGCTCGCGGAAATGGCCGCTCACACTCACACCGTGGGTAACCACACTCACCCAGGGGTCAATCACTTACACGCCTTTACCGGGGTCGATCACACCCACCCTATTCCCACGGGCCAGTTTAATCACGCCCACGGTGCCAGCGCCGGGACCCACTCACACACCGTCTTTAGCCGAAGCGGGGCAGCATCGGGAAGCGGGGCTCCTGGCAACCTGATAAACTCAGGCGGACCCACAGCGGACGGGACAGCCGCCGCCGGTATCGGTCCCATCACCGTTTCCGCCGCTACCCTGCCAGCCGGAGGCACGGGGGCATCTGATCGAAGCTTAGCGTCAACTACCGCCGGAGCGGACAGGGATCTGACCACAGGTGCCGCAGGCGCTGGCACAACCAGTAGCATCGGCAGCGGCACACCATTTAGTACCCTACCACCCTACAAGGCCGTGAACTTCATCATCAAAGCGTAAATGTACCAGGAATACACCATCGCGCCTCGGATCCCCGGAGTCAGGCCGCAGGATCCGCCGGACTACGACGGGATCACCTTCGTCTACGTTTTTACAACCGTCCTGGATCCGTGGGTGCAGCCGCCGGTTTTGGGTAATGTCACCCTGGTGGTGGCCAACGCTCAAGGGTTCGTCGCCGGGATGACGGTGGTGATCGAGAATGGCGGCTATTACACGGTTGTTTCGACCGACGCCCTGAACCGGATGACGGTCCAGAACCTTGGGACCAGTCTTAATCAGCCGCCGGGAACCGGGATTAAGCCGGGCAAGGTGACGACGACCAGTCTACCCGGCCCTCCGGGCGGCACCGGCCCAGCGGGGCCAACCGGGCCAGCGGGTATTGCAGGACCACCGGGGCTGCCCCTTACCGTCAAGGGCACCGTCGCTACTCCGGCTAACCTTCCGGGCAGCGGCAACGCGATCAACGATCTATGGGTCTCCCTCTCCGATGGGCACGCCTATGTCTGGACGGGTTCCTGGCTTGACCTGGGCCCATTCCAGGGGCCAACCGGCCCGGCTGGTGCCACCGGTCCCGCCGGACCCCAGGGACCAATCGGAGCCCAGGGTAATCAGGGGGTGCAAGGCCCGATCGGCAACCAGGGGCCGCAAGGTAACCAGGGGCCAACCGGAGCCGCCGGGTCCACCGGACCTACGGGCGCGACAGGGCCAACGGGGCCCAAGGGCAACGATGGCACGAGCGTGGTCATCAAAGGCACAGTCCCGACCTCGGCTAATCTCCCGGCTACCGGCAACACTTTGGGTGATCTGTGGATCGCGGCTAATACCGGCCACGGCTGGGTCTGGAGCACACCGGGCCCCGCCTGGGTTGATATCGGGCCGATTCAAGGACCCACCGGCCCCACTGGGCCTGCCGGATCCACAGGACCGGCGGGGAGTGCCGCTACGGTCGCCGTGGGCACCACCACTACGGGCGCGGCAGGTTCCAACGCAGCGGTTGCAAACAGCGGGTCCAGTTCAGCCGCCGTCTTAAATTTTACGGTGCCGCAAGGGATCGCCGGAGCCCAGGGGCCACAGGGAGCAGTGGGTCCAGCCGGTGCCCAGGGTCCGATTGGTAACACCGGAGCAGCCGGACCTACGGGAGCTACGGGTCCTCAAGGGGCGCAAGGGGTGCAGGGAAATACGGGCGCAAGCGGAGCGGCGGCCACTGTCGCCGTTGGGTCCACGGTTACCGGCGCTGCGGGATCCTTTGCCAGCGTCACAAATTCCGGCACCACTTCTGCGGCGGTTTTTAACTTCACCGTCCCCAGGGGCGATACGGGCGCGACCGGCCCCACTGGGCCGCAGGGGCCTACTGGGCCGCAGGGAACTACCGGAGCACCAGGAGCGCAAGGTCCAGCCGGGCCCCAGGGGCCTGCCGGAACTTCAGGAGTTAGCACCGATGCAGGTAACCTCGCAGTCCTGGGTTCAGACAGCCTGATCAGTGTCCCGGTTTCTGCAATCTGGAACGTGCGCCTGCGGAGCTACAACGCCATCGGCAACCCCAACTTCGAGGTGGATCAAAGGAACGTTGGCACAACGCTGACTAGTCCCGCCACCGGCCTCCTTTGGCAGGATCGGTGGTGGCAGACTAAAGTTGGCACCATGGCCATCAAGATAGGGCAAGCCCCCGGGCAACTGGCCACTCTCCCTGGCACTAGCTACCTGATCTCTCGAGCTACCCCGCGCGTCCAGTTGACCACGGCTCAATCAACCTTGGGAGCGAGCGATAACCTGACGATCGGCCAGTACCTGGAGGGACCGCAGTTCAGGGAGATCTTCCTTGATGTTTCTTCGATCTCGATCCTCGTGCGCTCGAGCGTTGCTCCGATCCAGCTTGGCCTTGTCATCTCTGACAATCCGCCCACCCAATGCCTCTCCAAGCTTTTCACGATTAATACGGCTAATGCCTGGACGCTTTTCCAGTTCCCGAATATTCCGTCTCCCACTTCTTTAGGAGGAGGCAACTGGTCGACCGCTCCCGGAGCGGCGGGACAGTTGTTGAGGATCTGTTTAGCCGCAGGCACAACCCTCACCACGGGCGCGAACGACACCTGGGTGACCGGCAACTTTTTTGGGGCGCATGGCCAGGACAATTTTGCCTCAAGCCCCATCACCACCTCGAGCTTCGACATCGGATTCATCCAATGGGAACCGGGACCGGTCTGTTCAATGCCGATTGATAAGCCATTCGACCAGAACTACCACGAGTGTTTGCGCTATTTCGCCAAATCGTATATCTACGGGACCAAGGCTGGAACGGTGATCTCTGGCGGCCCGGCCTTCATCAGTCCGACCAGCTTGGCGGCCTTTTACGGCTATGCGCCCTACCCCAGACCTTTGGCGGTGAATCCAACGGCGACGATCTATAGTCCGTCCAGCGGTGCTGCCGCTACTGCCAATATTAACGGCTCACCCGTCGCCATTCTCAGTTATGGGTCCAATGCGCTGGCGGTAAGCAGCATTGGATTTTCCGCAGCTCAAGCAGTCGGACGATGCGAATTCCACTACACCGCCGACACTGGATGGTAATTTATGAGCGATAACCCACAAATTGGAGCATTGGCTGGCCAACCCGGCCTGCCACCCTTCCCGACGTGGCCCCCGCCCTCTGGTGGCGCGCCGGTTACGGCCCCGGAACTGGGGCCGATCACTAACCCCTTCCCTTATGGAGGAGGGCAAACGGCCAATATCTCGACGGCCAATCCTTATCCGCCCGGGGGCGTTTGGAAGGCGACCTTCTTTCCTACCAAGATGCCATCCGGAGCCACCGGCCAGAACCAGCAGCAGCAACTGCCTGCGTGGCCGCACTCGAAGTTTTGCGTGCTGCCGGATAAGGCCTCGCCATCCCTATCTAAACTGCCATGATTGTTCTCCATCCACCGGGCGGCCAGCCAGGGTTGCCGCCCTTCCCGGTCTGGCCGCCGCCGAGCGGAGGCGCTCCGTCAACCCTGTTAGAATCAGGCCCAAAGATAGCCAATCCAACGCTTTCTAAACTGCCATGAATAATAACCCCTTCATGCCGGTCACCTTCCCCAAAGGCCCACCCACCACGATAGCCTGGGAAGATGGCCCTGGCCCCTACGTTAACCCGGCCAATAGCGGGATCCCGGTCCGCTACAACGGCCAGGATCAGGTGGCCCGGATCAACGCTGCTAACCCCATCTCAAACACTGTTCCGCCAGCGAAATGCACGCTCCCAGGCGCGGCCACTGGCTACAGCAAAATCCCTTGATATGCCGCTCCCAGTAGACGTGATCGGCGGTCCTGCCCAGCTGACGTGGTACATCGGCCAGGACGAGAACCTTTACGCGCACGAACTGCAGACTAACTGCCTGTTCACGATCTACGAGGATATCGAGAAATTCTCCATCCAGGGGCCACAGGGAGCAGTTGGGCCGGAGGGGCCGCAGGGACTAGCCGGACCACAGGGAGGCACCGGTCCCCAAGGTATTCAAGGGCCACCAGGGGCCCAGGGGCCACAGGGACCAGCCGGGACTGGTCTCAACATGAAAGGCACGGTGCCAACCGCCGCCAGTCTTCCTGCGAGCGGCAATTCGCCTAACGATTGCTACACTGCACTGGATACCGGACACGCCTGGGTCTGGAACGGCACCGCATGGGTGGATATCGGCCAGATTCAGGGGCCACAAGGGCCAGAGGGACCTCCTGGACCACAGGGAGCGGCCAGTACAGTCCCCGGACCCGCAGGACCCGCAGGACCCACGGGCAATACGGGTGCCAGCGGACCACAGGGAACGCCCGGCGCGACCGGTCCACAAGGGCCACAAGGCAATACCGGCGCTGCAGGACCACAAGGACCTGCAGGCTCCAGTGGACCGCAAGGCACTCCCGGCGCAACCGGATCGCAAGGACCTGCTGGACCCACTGGACCTCAAGGGACCCCTGGTCCTACTGCTGTCAGTACCGATGTGGGTAATATCGCCATCCTTGGTTCAGATTCCCAGGTTCTGGTGCCGCGATCTTCTATCTGGACTCTTCGGCTGAATACCGTCAACGCCGTGGGGAACCCGAATTTTGAAGTAACCCAGACAGCTCTGTTTGCGGCTAATCCTCTCGGAACGGCTGGACGTATTCTTGATCGATGGTTTGCGGTCAGATCGGCGGGGTTAACCGCAGTGGTCAATGGGTCCCAGTCCAATACGAAAGCGAGCATTCCTGGAACGACCTACGTTTTCACCCGCAATTCGTTGCAAATGTCGGTTTCGACGGCTCAAGCGAGCTTGGCTGCAGGAGATTATTATTGCGTTGAGCAGTATATCGAAGGGCCGATGTACCGCCCGATCAGCGGAGGAGCGACCTCGCTCTCGGTCACCATGATTAGTGGGGCAGGCGTTCCATTTTGCATTTATTTGCAGGATTCCGGGAGAGCGAATTCTTACGTCATCCCTGTTGCTCCGGTGGCCAACACGCTGACCGTCTTCACTTTCCCAAATATCCCCGTTTGGCCGAGCAGCATGGCCTTCGCCAATCAGCCGGGAACAACCGGATACATTTTGGGCTTTTGCTTTGGGGCAGGCTCTACTTACAACACGGCAACTCCTAACCAGTGGGTGACCGGCGATCAAAGAGTTGCGAATAATTTAAACTCGCTAGCTACCGTTGGTAATTCGTGGGGGTTTTATGCCGCTCAGCATGAACCTGGGCCGGTTTGTTCACCCTTTATCGACAGGCCGTTCTCCCAGAATCTCGACGAGTGTCTGCGGTATTACTGCAAAAGCTATGACTACAATGTTGCTCCCGGTACGGTTAGCAGTCCAGGGATGATCTATCATCTTATCGTAGGAGGTGCTAACCCAATTTTGCCGATTTCGTTTCCAAAAATAATGGCGAAAACACCGACGATGACAGGCTACAACGGTAACACCGGGGCAATTAACGCTCTCTATGATGCCACGGCAACCACCAGTCGGGCCATTGCCGCCGCACAGGTAGTTGGGGTGCGAGGATTTGGTGGTTTTTCTACGACAACTCAAAATGCCAGCAACGCCAATTACCAATGGCATTTCACAGCAGACACCGGCTGGTAAAAACTTATGCCAATTCCACAAGATCTCGGAGGAGCGCCAGCCCAGTTGAGCTGGTACATCGGCAGTGACGGATGCCTGTACGCCCGTGAGCTGCAGACCGGAGGCCGGTTCAGGATTGCCGACCTTTCGAGCGATTCCGCTGCGGGACCAGCGGGACCTGAAGGACCACAGGGCGAGCCCGGGCCAGCGGGTGAACAGGGACCACAGGGCGAGCCCGGAGCAACGGGGCCCAAGGGCGACCAGGGAGATCCCGGGACAGCTGGTGCGCCCGGAGCGCCTGGGGTAATCACCGCTGACGCGCCCAGTGACGGGACGCCTTATGCCCGGCAGGATGCTGGCTGGGTGGAAGCTACGGCACCGCCAGTCTCGATGAAATCGCCCGATTCCGCGAGCCAGATCAGTCTGCAGGTCGTTAACGGAGGGGATCTGGTGGTTAGCCAGTCAAGCGGCCCCAATGCCGGTAAATCGGTCAACCTGACCTACGGCAAGTGGACTTGAAATGAGTGCTCAACCAGCAGCGATAGGCGACTCAGTATTCTGGCTCATGGTGAAGCAGCTGCAGGCCCTGGGCGGCACAGCGACTTCCACCGACACGGCATTCTCTCTGCTGGTAAAACAGGTCCAGGCCCTCGGCGGCACGATCAATTCAAACGACACGGTCTTTTCCCTGCTCGTAAAAGAGCTGCAGGCCCTGGGCGGCACAGTTAGCTCGAATGACACAGTGTTTTCTCTGCTGGCAAAACAGGTCCAGGCGCTGGCAGGCGCGGTTAATCCCAGCGATACGGAGTTTTCCCTGGAAGCGAAGCTGGCCGGTTCGATCGGGCCCGTTGCTCCTCCTGGGTCCAACTTCAATGTTGGACCTACCGCGCAAGGAACCAGCAACGGAAGTTTCAGCGGAATAACCGGGGTTCAGGTTGTTAACCCAAAAAGCGGGGTCCTGAAATCGTTCTCTACCTATCTAACCAGCGGCACTTCCGGGATCAATCTGATCATGGGGCTCTATACCGATGCCGCAAACCTCCCCGGAACCCTGATCGCTGGCACTTCGACCGCAGTCGTACCCACCATCAACGCTGGCTTGCAGACTGTGCCGGTGGCGAACGGCCCCACCATTCCAGCCGGGACCTACTGGGTTGCTTGGCAGAATCAAGCCCCCATCAACGGCACCTACAATAACGGAGTGGGACTGGGGGCCTGGAACAATGGAACGACCTGGACCGGGGCCCTTCCCGCAAGCTTTTCCAGTGCCGGTAATGGAGCTTTTCAGTTTGTCGGTTACGCCACCCTATTCGGATAAAAAAATTATGCCCCAAGAACTAGCCACCTACTTCGTCCATCTGCTGGAAGACCAGTGGTTTGGAAAACTCGTCACCCCAACTATTCCCGGGACATGGTACGTCTGCATGTTTACGACCAGCCCCGGCCTCGCGGATTCCGGGGGCGTGGAAGTCACCGGAGCCGGTTACGTGCGGCTGGCGATCACTAATTCCGCCGCCTTCTTTGCCGCAGCGGCCAACCGGGCCAAGGTGTGCTCCGGGGCGAGCTTCCCGCTCTCCTGGTTCACTGCGACGGGGTCCCTGGGCCCGATTGTCGCGACCGGCCTGCGTGATGCGTCTAGCGGCGGGAACCTGATCCTGCTCAACGACATCCCGGCAGGCAGCCAGCAGTCGATCGCCAACGGGAACAACATCACGTTTAACGCTGCCGACTTCAGTTTCCGCATCGATTAAAGAGTCCTAGGGTGTGCCTAACGCCGTCTACATCGCCCAGACCCAGCAGGGGACCGGCAGCGGCCTGGATGCTGCCGATGCCAAGGCGGTAACCTACTTCAATACCGGCTCCAACTGGACGAGCGGCACCCCGACCGGCATCCAGATCGGGCCCGGGACGACCGTCCATTTGTGCGGGACCATCTCTACGCCCCTGACCGTCCAGGGCTCGGGTGCTTCCGGGAACCCGGTCACCATCTTTTTCGAGCCCAATGCCGTGATGAGCGCGGCCAGCTGGCCCCTAAATCCCTCCACGGGTGCGGTGGGCCTGGGAGCGGCGATTAACGGCTACGTCGTTGACTACATCACGGTGGATGGGGGAACCAACGGCCAGATCAATGCGACTAACCAGAACACTGCCTCGGGGCTCTATTCGGACGGCGTCCAGTTTAGTTACGGCAACGGGATCGAGGTCAGGAACCTGACGATCCTTAACATCTATAAAAAGCAGACTCAAGCCGATCTGGTTAACAATGCCGGAGCGGGAATCAATATCTACCGGCAGCGCAATAACACCTTAATCCACAACAATGTCGTCACCTCTGCCGGGGCGTGCATCACCACCGTGCGCGACACCGGCAACTTTTCCGGCTGCCAGATCTACAACAACACGCTTAAAGACGCCAACTGGTGCATCCAGTCGGGCGACATTGATGGGACGAGCATCTTTAGCAACTACCAGATCTACGGCAACGATATCACGATGCCCGGGACGATCTGGGACGATCCCCAGGATCAGAACCATCATAACGGGATCTATATCTGGGCCGAGCACGACGGCTCCACGATCACGGGCCTCCAGATCTACAATAACTACATCCACGGCGACCCGGGTGCGAACACCACCTCGTTTATCTATTTGTCCGCCAATGGAACCCCGGGCGCGACCGGGAAGCTGGCTCAAGGCTTAAATGGGGTCCTAGTCTACAACAACGTCATTGTCGCCACCGGGACTAACAACCCCACGGGCGGGAACATCTTTTGTTCTCTGGACGGGTTCTTTATCTACAATAACACCCTAGCCTCGATTGACGTGCAAGGGTTTGGGACCCGCAGTTACACTGGCTCTGTCGCGAATTCCAAAGGGACGATCCAGAACAACATCTTCGCCAATATGGCGACCGACAATTACAATGTCGGTGGTGTTGCCACCCTGACCATGGATCATAACGTGGACACGACGCTCTCCACGTTTGTTAACGGGACCACTGACGCCAGCACCTCGAGCGCCCAGAATTTCCGGATCATCAGCTCCAGCGGTGCGCGTAATGCCGCCCTCAATAAATCTAGCGTCTTTACGAGCGACTTTAACGGGGTTCTGCGGCCCGGCGGGACGACGGCCTGGGACGCTGGCGGGTTCCAGTACGCGGCGGTGGTCCCGACTTTCCCGATTCAGGTCGCGAGCACCTCGACGGTCACCGCCCTGACGTTCCACGGGGCGACGATCATCCGGCATTTCCCCTTCACGGTGGCCAGCACCTCGACCGTCACCGCTCTCAACTTCCACGGGTCCAGCGCGGCTGGATTCACGGTGGGCCCGACTAGCCCCGGATCACAGACCGGGACCTACACGGGGATCGGCGCTACCCAGGTCACCCTGACCCAGCCGGGCAAGATCAGCTCGATGTCGATGTTCTGGAGCACCGCCGGGGTTAGTTACATCCTGGGGATCTACGACTCGACCACTAACAAAAACTTACTCGCCTCGACCGCCGTAGGGGTTTCGACGGTTGGCACGAACACCCTCCCGATCGCCAACGGGCCAGTCCTGGCCGCCGGGACCTATTACCTGGGGTTCCAGGTCCAGGGCGCGGTAGGCGGATACTACGATCAACCCTCGGGCGCGGTAGGGCTATTTAATAACGGCCAGTCCTGGACGGGGACCCTTCCCTCGACCTTCCCGACCAGCGGCACCGCTTCGGGGCAGTATCTCTTTAGCGTCTACGCCACCTTCGCGCCGATCGTGGTCCAGCATTTCCCCTTGACGGTGGCCAGCACATCCACGGTGACGGCCCTCTCGTTCCACGGGGCCAATGTGGCGACTTTCACCATGGGGCCAACCAGCCCGGGGGCTAATGTGGCCAGCCAGCCCGGGATCGGGGCCTCCCAGGTCACCCTGACCCAGGCCGGGATTTTGCGCTCGATCTCGATTTTCAGCGCCGACGCCACCCCGAACAATCTCTTGCTCGGGGTCTACGCCGACGCAGGCAATGTCCCTGGGGCGCTCCTCGCCTCGACGGCGGTCACCCCCACTTCCTCGACCGGGTTAATCACGGTGCCGATTGCCAACGGGCCCACCTTAGCGCCGGGCAATTACTGGCTGGCCCAGCAGGCCCAGAATCCCTTCGCCGGTTATTACGATACCCCGGTTGGTAATGCCCTCTTTGACACCAGCGTCCCTTATACCGGGACCCTGATTAATCCCTACACCTCCGGCACCGCTGGCGGCCCTTACCAGATCTCGATCTACGCCACCCTGGTGGGGCCCACGGTGCAGAACTTCCCGTTCACGGTAACGTCGACCTCGACCGTCACCCGCCTCGGCTACGAAACCGCGCGCCATTTCCCGTTCACGGTGCAGAGCACCTCCACCGTCACGGCCCTCAACTTTGAAACCGCCGGAGCGGCCCAGCATTTCCCCTTAACGGTCGCCTCTACTTCGACCGTCACCGCCCTGTGGCAGCAGACGATCGGGAAACATTTCCCCTTTACGGTGGCCAGTGTTTCCACGGTGACCAAGCTTGGGTTTGAGACCGGACGGCGCTTTCCCTTCGCGATCGCCAGTACTTCCACCGTGACGGCTTTGGGCTTAAGGGTGCAACGCCGGTTCCCCTTCTCAGTCGCCTCTACTTCAAGCGTCACGGCCTTAGGGTTTGAGACCGCTAAACGCTTCCCCTTCACCGTCGCCTCGACCTCGAGCGTCACGGCCTTAGCGTTTCATCAGACCCTCCTCCTTCATTTCCCGGTCTCGGTGCACAGCAATTCGACCGTCACCGCCCTGGGTTACGAGGTCGCACGGCATTTCGCGCTCACGGTTGCCAGTACCTCGACTGTCACCGCCCTGGGCCTGGAGGTTCAACGGGCCGGATTTGGGTTTACGGTTGCCAGCACTTCCACTGTCACCCGGCTCCTCTGGAGTCTGCCGGTCCAGGATTTCCCGTTCTCAGTCACGAGCACTTCGACCGTCACGGCCCTGGGCTGGGAGAATGACCACTTCCACGCTCCCCTGATTGTCCCCTCTTATTCGGGGTCAAACCAGCAGACCCAGATCCAGGTTCCGGCCAGAATCGCCTACCGGGAAGCCGAGCGGGAAGAAGGCCCCTGGGTGATGCCGCCCTACGCCAATTTGTACCCGGGAGGCGAACAGGGAGGGACCGCATTTGTCCCTCCGCCGGTCCAGAAAACGGATCTCTGGGCGGCGATGCAGACTTGGCCTTTATAAAGAGTGTATGAGTGAACCGCGATGGAAAGTGCTTTTGTGCTGGGGCACGGTGCTGACCTTTTTGACCCTGCCCTTGACTATTTTTGCGATGGCGCTGGCCTCCCGCGAATTCGGCTGGACCGAATTCGAGCAGCACATCAAGGAGTACAAGTTCCTCGGCAATTTCTACCAGTCGATTACCGCCCTGGTCTTTGGCCTCGCAGGCCTGCGCACGGTGGACCGCTACGTGGAAACCCGCAACGGCAAAGGCTCGGACACGAGAAAGGAATAAAACAGTATGAGCGTCTCAACCATTCTGATCATTCTCCTGATCCTCTTTTTAATCGGGGCGCTGCCCCGCTGGGGGTATTCGGCCAACTGGGGCTACGGGCCGGTGGGCGGAATCGGCCTGATTTTTATCATCGTGATCATTCTGATCTTGATGCACGTCATCTAGTTGCCATAGGATCCTTTCGTCTGGAATGACAGTGGATATGGGGCCAACAGCCCCAGGGCCGCTAACACCGGCCTCAAAGTTGACACGGTTACACGAATAACATCCCATTAATCCCCTCCCGTGGGTGCGGGAGGGGAGCCTGTCTCCAGGTAAGGCTCGGCGCGCGAACTCTTCCATTGTTATGCCAATCACCAAAAAGCAATCAGAGGTCCCCGGAGTTTCCGAGGAAGAAGCCGCCCAGCAAGCCAAGGCCGACCAGGAAGAGAAGGTGGCCCGGGAAGAGGCCGAGGCAGAAGAGGGCAACATCGTCCAGGCCTCAAGCGCCAGCCTCCACAATTATCCCGACGCCAAGGTGCACCTGGAGGAGCCAGAGCCCGAAGAGGCTAAGACGCCCCAGCCGCGTACCGGGGCCAGCGCGACCGCCAAGGAAGAGTAAAGTTCCACATGGAGCTTTTGCAATCGGTCTTGTTCAAGAGTCCGTATTCGGGCTGTCGGAACTTCTCCGGCTGGCCGAAAGACCCCTGCCAGGGTCCGCCGCCCTCGGCCTATCCACCCCCGGGGCGTTCATTAGCGCCCCGGGGGTGCGTTGATGCCTACCGGCCAGGGTTCAGAGCCCGGAATCCAATTGGGAAGGCCGTGCGGGGCTGCCAGCCCTTCCAGCTACGGGCCTGCCCGGTGGTTCCCAGGACCAGCTTCAAGGTTTGTCAAGGCCCAAGCACCGCCGGACCCATGACTTCCAGGAACCCCTGGTACGACAACGCCGATTATTCGGTCTCCAATGCCGGGGCGGGACGGCTGGCGGGGTAAGTGAGGGGACTCGCGCGTAAGGGTCCCGCCACGTTTCCTTCCACACCCCGTTGTGCTGGATCCTGATACTCATCCTCTTTTACCGCCCCAGGAAATAGGCCCCCAGATAATACCATTCAACGGCCAGGATCACGATCTGAAGGAAGCTGAAAACCAGGACTACTCCCCACGGGTTCCATCCTCTGGCAGGCCAAGAGTCTTCCAGGCCCTCACTTCTAGTCTGGTCTGTTCTTCCGTCCATGAATCTTGCTTTCGGTCCTCCAGCCGGGCCCTCCCGACCCGAACGTCTAAGACCCGCGCGGCGGCCAGACAAATATCTTTAAAGAGGGTTTCCAGTTGCTTTTGGGTTGGGCTCTGTTCGGGCCGCAGGAGCCGGACGGTTTCAGTTCTCTCTCCCGGGGGCCTCTGCAACCCCGGGATCCCTGAAGAAGTGGAATATTCTTCCGCGTAGCCGGAGTAAAGTTTGAACTCGTACGCGCTAGGGAAAAACTCTACATCGATGTGGCGGTCCAGCTCCCGGACGCACCAGAAGTGTAACTCCCCGGTCCACTTCGCGTAGATCTCATAGAGTTCAGTCTCGGTCATGGGATGTCCGTCTGGAATTCGAGGGTGGGTCCGTGAATAGAACACTCGAAGTAGAGAAGTCCGGTGACCGGACGGCTTTCGCCTTCATCCCCGTCAAAGGCGTAGAGGATCGTGTCATCGGGGTATTTCCCCGACTCGGCCAGCTCCCTGAATTCAGCGATCGTCATAGGTTCATTTGGCGTAGTGTTTAGCGATGTGCTGGACGGCATGGTGGACTAACTGGTGAGTCAGGGGATGAGAGGCGACCATCGCCAAGCTCGCACACCCGCTTAGAGCTAAGACCCCGATCGCTAAGAGAGCCCTGCTCAAAAGATCATTCTTTCTCCGCCGTCAGCGTTTTTCAGCCGGTCGCGCTCCGCTTTGACCGTGATTAGTTCCTGGGTCAGCTGACTTAAGCGTTTATCGGCGGCCCGGAGAGCCTCGATAAAGTGAAGCGCCCGGCCATGGTCGTCGATGTCCTCTAAGGCGGCCTTGTGCTTCTCCAGGTCCGACTTCAACCGGGCGTTCTCTTCTATCAGCTTCTGGTTACGTTCGTAGAAGTCAGCGGCACTTCCGGGGAAGGGATGCTCTGGCTCATAGGCGGCCCCAGCGGCCATCATGCCCCCTTGGGCCTGCTGCATCTGGTTTAGGGGTGAGAGGTCCTGCTGATTGATCTCTATCGGCCCAAAGGCGTCGTACCCTCGCACGGGTTCCCCTGTTAAGACCGGGCACCCAGGCTCGTGCCCCGGCGGTTCATCACTGGGGTGGCGGCAGATCTGGCAGAAGGTGGCCACCCTAATTCTCTTCCGGCCTGATCGGCCCGGCCTTGATTAAGACCCCCTGTTCAACGGCGTACATCGCGTAATCAAAGCCTAAGCTCCAGGCGGCCTTAACGATCTCGGAGTAACGGGGTTTTTCCTCACCCGGGTGGATATCCTTTAAGGCCTCCAGGATCGAGGAATTGATCAGCCGCTGCCCCTCTTCGCCCAAGCCATTCCAGGCCCCCCGGATAATCTCCGCGTGGGATTTGGAAAGGATCCCCTTCATCTTAAAGTTGGTCATGCCGCTTCTGGAGCCTCCTCCTCTTTGGCCGCTCTTATCTGGGCTTCCAGGCGCTCTTCCAGCTCCTCTCTTTTCAGAGCGGCCCTTTTCTCCTTAGACGCCCAGTGGTCGATTGACTCCTGCAGCCTGATTAATTCCTTCTCTCTCTGTTTTCTGGTCACTTTGGGTTTGTCTTTTTGCATACGTTTTTCTTTCGACTCTTTTTAATCCCACGGGACCTCGATCCCAAATTCGGCAAGGCCCTTGGCCGTGATGCGCCAGACGGCGATTTCGATCCCGTTATTGCCCATCCTTTTTAAGCCGGTGTTCAAGAGCCAGCCGCCTTGCTCTAGTTCGCTAACCCGGGTGGTCAGGCTGTCATTGATGATCACGATGCGGTCGCGATTGATGAGAGCCTCCAACTCGTGATTGGTCAGGCCCAAAGGGTGATTAAAATGAACCTTCAGGATGATCCACCTCTGGGTGTTTTTCGTGGGCAGGTTCTGGAAAGCCGCGTTTTTGGCGGTAGGGGGATCGGTATCCCGGGCCTTGGCGCGCGGGTCAAAGCTTGAATCTGCCAAGCGATTGTCCTCAGCCAGAAGGCAATTATTCTCTTGGGCCCAGCTCGTCACTTCCCCGAGGGATTTACCGATCCAGCTTTTGTCCCACCCGGCGGGGATCTGGATCAGCCGGTCAAAGGGATCAAACCAGAATCCGAGGGACAGGCCCTCCAGAGTAAAGCGGCGGGGGATTTCCTCTTTTGTCATACGCTTTCCATTTCGATTTCGACCGATTCTTTTTGGCGTTCCTTTTCACGCTTGGCCCGGAGCCGGGCCTGATAGCGTTTCTGCCGTTCCCTATTTCCGGCCCTGAGTTCCTCGACGGTCTTTAATGGTTTTCTGGGCATGGGGTATTTTCCTCCCAATAGGAGGGGGCCTCCAGGGCAAGGGTTTCTAACGCCCACAAGGGGAGATCGACTGTCCCGGATTCCATGTACCGGTCGCAGTAAAAAGCCCCCTGCCAGCAACTGGCCTGGAGACAGGAGTCACAGACTGTCACCTTGCGGTAGGGATCACTCATGTTTGTCCTTATAACGTCATTCCCAGGGAACTTCAATCCCCGAATCAGTAGCGATGGGATTTGTTTCGGGCGCAGCCCGAACGATTTTTTTACCTAAACCGGCTTTGAGCTGGTCGAACCGCTTCCGCCGGTCCTGGGGGCTCTCTTGTATAACGTCAGGTACGACCACCTCTGGTTTTGGTTCCATCGACCTCCATCCACCCACCCCCGTCCGTAACGTCAATCTGGACCTGTGAGCTTCCATGACCTTCGGATCACCCTCGACGTCATCCATCGAGTCCGTGTAGTACGTCTCCTGTCCATTCCAGGGCGTCACGGACACGTTACGCACATTCGGGGTTTCGTTACGCACGTTACGCACATCGGGCTCTTTCCCGGTATCCCGTAGACGGCGCATTCTTTCCCTCACCCCGGCCTTCGCCGTGAATGGGTGCCTCTTCCTCCAGGCCGCCTGCCGCTCCGCGTTTGTCATTGCCTTGGCAGGTTATGACGTTAGAATGAGGGGTGCAAGAAAAAGTGAACAGAGGACTTGAGTGGGTGGCGCAATGCTCAGATGGGACCCGCAAGGAGGCAATACCCCGGGGTCGCGCACGGCGCGTTTAATGCAGGGAGGGTGGCCCTCTCCCTGGGACCAGGGCGTAACGCATGGCCAGGGCTTCCCTGGGATAACATCATACAATCAGCGTAGTATAAAATAGGAAACGTTGATTCTGAGGCACTTGCGTATGTGTTCCACACCACAGTCGAATAGTCCTAACGTTATACCATGGATGGATGACATCCGCCGTGCGACCCTAGCCATCGAGGGTCAGCGGCTGGCGCTGCGGGAGCTGACTGACGTCAGCGCGCGCCGGGCCCGGCCACCGAACGAAGATCAAGCAGCTTCGGATACAGACTGCCGCGACTTGTCATCATAATACGCTGCGAGCAGGTTCCGCAGAGTCAGAGCGTAACACTTGCGGCTGCAGAAGTTCACTCGCTTCGCTCGTGACCTGAAGCGGCTGAATGGTCTCCCGCAGGCTGGGCAGTGCATGTGGAGTGTGCCGACTGGCATTTGGGGTGGTCCCTGGCGGGACGCTTGACGGGATTAAAACACCATTCGGATACGGATCGCGCGCCGTGCGTAGAACGCCAGGGCGCGCTTGAGGATCGGAGCGCATCGCGTCACCTTGCCTCGCTCCACGATGAATCCGGCGCACAGATAGCGAGTCGTCACTTGATAAAGGCCATCGGGTAGCATAACGTTATACCTTGGTAAAGAACGTGGGCTCTCGTTTCAACTGCAGGGCCCAGGCCTCCAGGACTCTCAAACGTTCCTCACAATCATAGATGCGCTTTTCCAAGTACTCCTGGCGGCCTAAGAGCTGCTGTTTCTCTGACTCCCAGATGATCGTCAGGTTACCCTTGAATGGTGGCGGGTTATACGGCTGGGCCAGGGCTTGCATCTCAGCCGTTCGTTTGGCGCTCACCTCCGGGTCAGTTTCAAGCATCGGCTCTTTGGGGATCTCGTGGTTACTCATGGCTTTCGTTCCTCGCTATTCCCGCGTTGGCCCACATCACGGCCTCCTGAATCTTATTGATCGCGTGAGAGCGTTCGCGAGAGGCCGGGCTCTCGTCACAGATCAATTGGGCAAAGGTTTTGGCCGCCGCGCGAATCTCCTGGTATCTGTCCGCCTGATCACCCTTGGGCGCGTGATAGGTGAAGAGCACATCCAGGTCGATATCCGGCTTGACGTGCTCACGTTCTTTCGGATCAAACATCGTTTGGTCAGTCATTTTAGCTCTTCCTTAACTTGAACGGGGTACGCCCTCCAGCCGTCCTGGCCGTTGTACTCCCGAATGATTCCGTCCTCACCTAAACTGTACAACAAAACCAGCTGGCGCTTCTGAGCTTCATCGTAAAAAGTCACCGCTTGAAAGGCTTCGGTCCTGATCACCTTGAGTATCTCTCCCTTAACTGCGTCTCTCGAGTTCCTCATCGATTAAATCCAGTTCCAGTAAACGCTTGTGATCTGCGGAGCTTAGGTCATTCATCTCATCGGGCAATTCTTGCGGCAATTCATTCTCGATCTGGGTGCGCAAATGGTTCAAGTCCTCGATAGAGAATTCCTCGATTCGCTTACCCCTTAAGATATGCAAGCCCATTTCTTTTTCGTCGCTCACGGTTTTGTTACTCGCTCCAGCTCCGAAGCACTCAAGGTAAACTCGAAGGGCACACGCAGTTTCAGAATGCGCTCGATCTCTTTTCCCAGCTCATGCGCCTCACAGGTTGGATTCTCCACTTCTTCCCGCGTAATCACCCAGCTGATGAATGGCGCTCGCCGTTTGATCATCGAGGTGATCTTCTCTACGAGCTGTGTGTTTTCCTCACTCACGATGGGGCAGATGGTGGCAATTCCAGTGGCAGAGAGTCAACCAGTTTATTGATTCCGCCCATCTGGTTCTGGATCCAGACGAGCACGTTTGTCGGGTGCGAGCGCCCAGGATCGGGCAGGGGCTCGATGCCGGTCAATTTCGCTCGGTGCTGCAGCGCGCGGATCACAATTGTGGCCGAGTCTGTGTCACCGGCTCGCGCTACCGGATAAAAGGTGTTTAAGAGCCCGTCGACCCGTTCCAGGTCTAATTGGCGGTTGAGATCCAAAGTGTCTTTAAGGTCGTCCCTTATAGCCGTGTGGACTTCCTTGATCAGTTCCTTGGCTAACTCAATGGAAACACCCAGTTCGTGGGCGATGTCGACCATGGGCATACCCTGCACACGCGCGTTCCAGGCTGACACAGCTCGTTCTGTGGGTTCCTGGCCTCTGTGTGCCAGAACACCGTTTAAACGCGGGGCCGGGGCTTGTGGATCGAGTGGAGTGCGCTTATCAGCATCGTGCATAGGCGCTGGCTTGTTTTGCGCTTTGCGTTTGTGTTTTGGCTTAGGTACGGCATTCTCCAGCCGATCCCAGTCATTGTCACTCAAGTCATCCATTCCGAGAGTAGAAGTAAATGAAAAACGCCTCGCAGATCAAGGCCATCCTGATCGATCCCTTCCAGCTGGAAATCTACCCCATCCGGGTGGACCGCAACGACCGGCTCAGCTTGGGCCTCTTACTCGACTGTGAGTTTGTCCAGATGACAAGCTTAAACGTCATGGCCCACGGCGTAGCCCACGTCGCCTGGGTCGACGAGGAGGGGCTTTTGAGGCAGCCTTTCGTCTATCCCTACTGGGTCATGGAATCGGCCAACGGCGGCCATCCTTTGGCCGGGTACGGCATTATCACTGGCCTGGATGACCAGGGCGCGATGCTTGATTGCGCGATTCCCCTGGAACGCTTGGCCCACGCTTTAATGTTTGAGCCCTGGCGCACCAGGATCGCGATTGATAACGTTATACCTCAAATGATGAGGGTGTATAAACTGGCATCATAGCCACCTTTATGCTCAACGTTGGCACTTCGGCAATTTGCCGAAAATTCGGCTGATTTGCAGGCACTTGCGTAAGTTGGAGGGCGTGTTTATAACGTCATATGCCCACATTTTCACAGGCATTTTATCGACTTTCCTAATTAGGATTTGACAAGGTGTATAACGTCATATAATCTGAGCGTACATGAAAGCTAAAGTCGTTTACAACAAATTGCTCGGCGGATGGTATGTCGTTCGCGGCTCACATCAAACCCCTTTGAGTGGCCGCTTTGACAGCCGCTCGCTCGCTCTGGCTTGGCTGAACCGCAAGTAACCAACTCCGTATGCAAAACAAATCACTCCGAATCAACTGTTACATCCGCATCATCGAGAGCGGCCTCGTTGGCCGCCTGGGTGGCATCTACCATAACGACGACCGCGATACCGGCACTTGGCGCACCACCTACGGCGTCGATTGGGCCAGCGAATACAGCTGGGACCAGCTGCAGCGCATCACCCCGGCTGAGTATCACGCCAGCCCTGAGAACCTCAAACTCAGCAAAACCAACCCCGAGCCGTACAAAGGTCGCATGGAGGTTCGCTAATCATGACCACCACCTACACAATCGAGCCTCACAAAACCGCCGCCTCGCTCCTGGCCGATAAGGAATACTCGATCGGCCTCTTTGCCAACTGCATGTGGGCCGGTACGCTGCAGGATCAGGCCGCCTGGGTCGCCCTGTGCGAGCTGGGCGAGTACGGCCCGGCCAACGACTGGAACGGCCAGCGTTCCGCCGCCCAGGCACTCTACCGCGAGATCGTCACCGAGATCATAGGCCCGGCCTGCATGATCTACCGGGCGCGGATGGAGGATAAGTAACTCGCTTCAAATCGTATGCCAATGTTCAAGAAACAAATTCCGAATGACTACACGCCAGCCCCCGAGGCTGGCGTGATCGCTTCCTGTTCCTATAAGAGCCTCCAGCGGCTTTACACCGATAAAGAGATCTACTTCATCGGCTATTACAATACCGGCGTCCATTTCCGCTCCTGGGAAGCTGCCCGGGACAAGTACAACGAGCTTCGGAGCATCAAGCGATGAACGAGCCACTGGAAACCGTCACGCCGGAGAAGCTGGCCAAGCATGCGCGTGAAGACGCCAAACCGGCCACCGCCTTCCTCTACTCTGACCGGGGCGTTTATCACCTGGGCGTGCGCAAGGAGGTGCGCTACGAACGCTCGCACCTGATCGCCTGGGTCTACTACGTCGCCAAATGCACAGGCCGCAAGATGGGCGCTTACCAGAGTGAACACGCCGAGCTGCCTAAATATAGAGTGCATCGCTGCAAGCGGTGCTTCGGCCAGGAGGGCGGCTACAAATGAACCACCCCGACCTGCTTACCTTTCTGCTTTCTGGCTTGTTCCTGGCCGGTGTTGCTCTGGTCCTGGGCTGCATGCTCCAAGTCATGTGGTGGCTCCGCTGGCCGATCCTGTGGGGCTTCCTGATCCTGGGGGCAGTCTATTTTTTAACCTGGGCCACTGGGCCGCTATGATGAGCCAATTCCTTCACGCCGTGGTGCCCCTGCTGCTGCTGCTCCTGGGGCCGCTCGTGGGCGTCATTCTCTGGACCAAATGGTGGGGCTAAACTGCCCAAATTTGCTAAAAGTCGATATGGCCTTTAAACGCTCCAGGAGCCCCGTACAAACGTTGGGCATAAAAGACGTCCAATCTATCACAACGTTGCTCCGACGCGCCAGCGAGGCGATTAGGGGCCTTTGTGGCCGGGCGAAAAAGGGCCGTTTTTGTTAGAAATTATAAACAATATAAGTCACTCATGCTCAACGTTTAACAACATGCAAAATCAATCCAACCGCAATTACACCCTCGATGTCCTGCGAGGCATCCTGGCCTGGGCCGTCGTCATGGTCCACGTCGCCTGGGTCAGTGGAATCCAGGGCGAAACCCAGAGGAGAATTGGCGAGTCAGCTGTCGAGGGCTTTATCATCCTCTCAGGCTTTGTCATCACGCAATTGATCCTGACCAAGCGCGAGAGCTACGGCGTCTTTATCTTCCGCCGCTTCATGCGGCTCTTTCCCGTCTTCCTGGTCTGTCTGCTCATCTCACTGGCCGTTCGCCCCTTGACCGTGGGCGCGATCCAGTCGCCCACTAACCCCCTGATTGAACAGAGTGAGAACCATTTCTTCTGGTGGCACTTGGCGGCTCATGCGGTGTTGCTCCATGGCCTTATCCCCACTATCTGGCTGCCGATGAGCCAGTACGCCTTCCTGGTCCCAGCCTGGAGTATCAGTCTCGAATTCCAGCTCTACCTCGTCGCACCGCTACTCATCTGGTGGCTGTCCAGAACGGGCTTAAAAGGTGCCTTACTTGTTGGCGTCCCCAGCGCCGTTTTCCTGATGGCTCCGGTGGCCTCGCGCGTCAGTATCTACTGGCTGGGCTCCGGCGGCTTTTTGCCGCAGAAGTTCTTTTTCTTTTTGGCCGGGGCGCTGATCTATCTCTTCTCGACCAAGAACCGGCCTACCACGATGTACCACTATGCGCCCTGGCTCGTGCGTCTGGGTGAGATCAGTTACTCAACCTACCTGATCCATTACCCGGTGCTGGCCCTGATTACTAGGGTTATCCCGCGCAACTGGTCCACGATTGAGAGAGCCGGTCTTACTTTGGTGATCTGTGTGCCGGTCGTTTACGGCCTCTCGCTTGTGCTTTACGCCCTGGTCGAGCGGCCTGGGATTAGCTTGGGTAAACGGCTCAGCGGGGGCGGCAAATGAAAGCTGATCAATTTGATCCCGAGATGCTTGACGCGGCCCTGGTGGTGCTAATCGATCGGGCCCAGACTGCTCGTGACTGTTTTCTGATGGGGGAAGAGGACGCTGGCCTGAAAGCCTTCGAGCTGGCCATTGTCGCCATCTCCAAGGCCACCCATCAAATATCTTTGCTCCATCACAAATAATCGCTTTACCTAATTAGGAAAGTGTCGTTATATACCCGTATGCAAGTTCCTGTTTCCAACTACGAAAGCCTAGTCACTGACTGGCAAACCCCCAACACCACCGCCCAGGAAGCCCTGGACGGCATGGTGCATCTGCTCAATGTCGCGATCGCCCACGAGCTGAACGCTGACCGGCGGTACTGGCTGGAGCAATCCCGCAAGAATCTCAAGTCCGCCGCGACCTTCCTGCTCCGCACCAATAGCGCGCTGAACGCCGCCGGTTTTCACTCCTAAACTTTTAACCGGGGCTCTCCGAGGGGGCCCCAAACCCACCCCAAAATCGTATGCAAGTCAACCACCACTTCGCCAGCATCGCTGACGCCAAGACGTTCACGCTGGCAGGCAACGCCACCATCACGCTGGAGAGCCTGAAAACCGGCGCGCATTTCACCTTCAAGGTGCGCGAGAAATCCGAGGAAGGCCGCGACACGGTCCACTTCGTCAACCTCCTCTCCGGGCCCGACAACGAGAACGATTTCCGCTACCTGGGCCTGATCCGCGATGGCCGTTTCATGCTGACCAAGAACTCACGAGTCAGCATCGATGCCCCCAGCTGGAAGGCCTTCAACTACTTCTGGAACTTCGACCATGGCGATGCAATCCCGGCTCAGCTGGTGATCCGCCATGAAGGCCGCTGTGGACGCTGTGGCCGCACGCTGACTGTCCCTGAGTCGATTGACTCCGGCCTGGGCCAATATTGCCGCGAGCTGATGGGGCTGGACCTGTAGAGCCGTAACACGGGCCCGGGCAACCGGGCCCCACAACCAAAAGCATGCCTTCCATGAAAACCTACTACATCCTGATCAACCCTGACTACGCTCCGCGTGGGCCCGGATGGCTGGGAGCCGTCATCAGCCGTCACTATACAATGGTGGCGGCCCTCAACGCCCAGGACCGAGTCCACTATAAGGCGATCAGGCCGCTCACCACAGCCGTCTATTCCAATCATTTCATGCCGCGCACCCTTGACTACCTCGCGGAGGCCTACGGCGGCCCAGGAGTCATCAAGCCGGTTCACGTCAGGACAATCCTCAAGAATGCCTGACAAACGCGCCACAGCAGCCCCACAGGCACGCCAGCGGGGCTGCTAGGCGCGACTTCAACCCAGCCGCCAAACCAACCAAATGCCAAACGACAAACTCACCAAGGCGATCGACGAGCTTCGCCAATACGACCACGCTTTCCTCTCTGAGGAAGGCGCGCAAAAGCTGGCCGAGCCTTTCGGGCTCACGCCTGTCACCTACATCGCCTACGCCAGCCCGAATGAACCCAAGGGCCTGACTCTCCATGACGGTGCCAAAAGCGCCAGGGGAGCCGATGCCCATGATCTGGCCATGCAGATCTGTGATCACCTGGGTGTGAAGTATCAGGCCAAGTACGGGCGCGGATCGCAGCTTCGCACCTGCTGCGATGCCCTCGATCAGTGGGCCAAAACCAAGTAAACCAAAAGGAACGTATGCAAGACGAAACCGAATCAATCCGACGTGCTCGCCAAGCCGAGCTGAACAGTGAAGCTGGCCCACGGGCCGAGCTGGAAGCCCTCTACGGCCAAGTATGGAGCACCGACGAGCTGCGCGCCTCTCAGTATGAGGTGATCGGCTTTATGGCTCCCTACGTGGTTGTCAGAGACAAGGTGACCGGCCAGAAGGGCAGCTTGGAATTCCAGCACATGCCGCGCTTCTACTTCAACTACCAAGCGGACTAAAGTAATGGCTCGCCGCCGGGCCGAATACAAACGCCGATGGCGCGCGGCTAAACGCGCCGAATTTGAGACCGAGAACCCACGAGAATGCCTGCAGTGCAATGGCCCCTTACCGCCGGGCTCGCGGATCGATCGGTGGTTCTGCTCTGACGCCTGCCGCCAGAAGAATCACCGGGAGACTAAACACATCGCTTTACCTAATCAGGAAACAACCGTATAATATCATATGTCTATTCTCGTCCTCCTCTTCTTCTACATCGCCTACCGGGCGATCAAGCAAATCTTTGACGACATCGTCAACCTATGATCACCAACTTTGAACGCCTTGAACGCGCGGCCCAGCTGGTCCAAGAGGCGATCGACCTGATCGACGACCAAGAAGGCCAGTACCCCAACATCAGCCATGCCCTCAAAGAAGCCTGGATGCAGCTCGACTCCCAGGTCGATTACGAGGACGAACGCAGCTACGATCAAAATACCTGATTTATGAGCCTGATTGAATTTTTCCAACTGCGGAGCATTCGCGCACAGCAGGAGGAGACTAACGAACTGCTGGAACAGATCCGGCGACAGGGTCTAGGCCCCGCGCAACGCGCCAGGGAAGACCAGGAAGACGCTGAGCGCGCTGCCATCGCCCGGGAGAACTGGCTCCAACGGTGCAAGAGGAATTGGAGGAGCCTGTAAAAAGCATGCTTATGAAGTTGATCAGCAGAATACTGAAAACATTGGGGGCCAAGGCCACCGCCTGGAACCAGGAGTTTAAGACTGACGCCTGGGACCAGGAGACCAAGGGTGACCCTATCTATCCAGTGCTCCAGAGATACCCTGGCTCAGTCCTGGAGATCGGATGCGGCTCGGGCCGCACGCCTGCCGAGATGGCGTTCACCACCTACACCGGAGTGGACTTCGCCAAAGAGGCTATTGCTAAAGCCATGGCCAGAAATCCTCAACACCAGTTCCAGGTTGCGGACATGGATGGCTACCTGCCGACGCGCAAATACGACGTGATCCTCTTCCGGGAATCGATCTACTACGCCAGGAGCGTTCCAGCCCTGCTCAAACGCCTGGAGCCCTACCTGGAGCCGGGCGGTGTTTTCATTGCCAGGATCTGCAACCGGATCCGGCACCGGGACGTGATTGAAGAGATCCGAGCCAACCGAAAAATCAAGATAGTGATCACCCTTGAGACCGAGGGCGTTATCCTGGTCTTCGCGTAAAAACATACTTATGAATCCAGAATGGAAAAGAGTCGAGGATCAACGGCGTACAGTTGAGCGCCCTGATCGCCAAAATCCCGACAGTCAAGATATCGGGGAAAACCAAGGCCAAGAGAGAGCGGAGCCGCGTTGCGAGAAAGCCGGGGAAGCGACAGATCCCCCGCTGGCTCTTTGAGCGCATCGGAATGGGCGTCTCCCAGATGGATGGGAAGTTTTATTATCATGACCTCTGGCGCATCGGGCCTGCCACTCCCTGGTGGCCGGATCCGCTTGGCTCGGCCCCGACTCTCGGCATTGCCGCCGAAATAGCCGAATACGAAGCCAGCAAACGGCAATAAACTTTCCCACTTGACAAACATCATTTCCTAATTGAGAATACCCGTATGCAAGTTCTAGATACCAACCTACTCCGACGCGCGCCAGCCGCTTTAGCGACCGCGCGCAACATTATTACGACTTCCGAGTCGTACAACTTCATCTCCACCCGCGACGTGCTCGAAGTCCTGGTCAAGGACAACTGGGCAGTCGTCGATGCCAAACAATCCTACAGCCGGTCACGCAATCCGCTCTTCGCCCGGCACGAGATCACCTTGAGCGATCCGGCGATCCAGATGAAGAACGTGGGGGATGTCAAACCCCAGTTCTACCTGGGCAACGCCCACGATGGCTCTGGAGCCTTCCGGATGCAGGCCGGGCTGGAACGCCTGATCTGCAAGAATGGCATGCGAGTGCCCGAGGGCTTGGTCCAATCCGTCACGATCCCGCACCGGGGCAATAAGACGATCGAGGAGATCGTCCTGGTCGCTCAGTCCTACCGCGAGAACGTGGACCAGATCGCCACCCATATCCGCAAGTTCAAGGAGACCGAGATGTCCCCAGCCGCCGCCACCGAGTTCGTCCGCCAAGCCATCCAGATCCGGCACGGCGACGAGCCAGACGGCACTGTAGCGATCGAGGACATCCTCGCCAGCCAGCGGTACGAGGATGACGGCGCTGACCTCTGGCGCGTGTTTAACCGGGCCCAGGAGTGGCTCCTGCGGGGCGGCTACCCGATCTACCGGCTGGTCCAGAACGGCACCGAGTGGTCGAGCGCACGCAAGGCCCGGGCGATCAAGTCGATCACCGAGTCAGCGCGGATCAACACCCAGCTCTGGGAGTGCGCTGAGCTGTTCAGCAAAAACTAAAAAGCATGCTTTACACCAGCCGGAGGTTCTATCCCTCCGGCTAACCTTTTTTTATGCAAGCTAAATTCGCCAAAGCAATTGCCAAGAATATCCGCATCATCGCGGAAGAAACCGCCCGGATCGCCATCATCGACGCTAACCGTGATCAATACGGGTGTACGAAATGTCCTGAAGCACGAGTGGAAGCTACCCGCAGGATAGCCAAAGCCGAATACAACATCGCCGCACTGTTGCAGCAACCGGGAGCAGTCGCCTAATGCAAACATCCAAGATCGTCATTGGCGACCTCTACGCCGTTAACACGCCCAACCACGGCACCGTCCGGTTCAAGGTGACAGAGATCCAGAGCGTGACACGCCGCACCCAGAAGAAGGGCAGCCCGGGCGATACCACCAACACGATCATCGGAATAATCGCGGAAGGCGACATGCCGGGCACCGACGAGGATCGCACCCGCTCAGTTAGCCCCGAGGCCGTGATCAGTCCCTACCAGGAGCACGCCGAGCTGAAGGCCAAGCAGGAAGAGGCGGACAGGATCCGCAAAGAGACCCAGGCCCACGAGGAGGCCGTCCAGGCGCGGCTCCAAGCCAAGCTCTACGAGATCACCGGCCTCGCCGCACCGGCCACTGGCCGCAGCTATCATGACCCGTTTAATTCCGAGTACACCAACTCGATCCGGATCAACGGCCACGAGACCATCGAGAAACTGCTGGAAGTCCTGGAGTCAGTCGAATGGGCAACTACGTCCGCCACGGCGCGCTAGACTGGCGCTCGCTTGAAGGCGCACGAGCCAGCGGGATAAGTTTCCTGCTGGCCAATGGCCAGTCTGGAGAGATAATTGATCCCACCGCTTTGCGCACATTTTACACCCGACTTTTTTATGCCGACCAAATCAAAAAAAATCAACAACGACACTCACCACGGAAGGCCCCCAAAGCCCGATAAGGCGCACTTTGGGCAAATTACCTGCGTGCTCCGGCACGATACAATCGAGCGGTTGCGCGCCGGATCTGGCAGTAAACACTTCGGAGAATTCCTCCAGGCGCACCTGGACCGTTATCCGCCGCCCACCCGCACCCAGTACCTTGCCATGATCCAGCGCACCGAGTACTACACCCTGGTCAAGCGCAAGAAGGTGCCCACCCTGATCGCGGCTGGGAGCCTGTCCAGGGAGGCCAAGCGCCTCGCCAAGGAACGGGCCCGGCGCGAGCGGCTCACCCCCAAACAGCGGGAGTGGGAAGATTCTCTTAAAGAAGGCGTGACCAAAGTGGTGCAGGAGCATTATGCCGGGCACAGCTCTTGAGAAACTGATCAAGGCCAACCGCTGGCGGATCAGGAAAGGTGTACTGGCCACCGAAGATGTAGACGGCTGGAACGGCTCTTTCCTGGTCCCCCTGGATGGGGATCTGTTCCTGATCCGGATTAGCGACGGGCTGGGCTGGAAGCATCTCTCGATCAGTAACGCCCAGTACAAAAAGATACCCAGCTGGGAGATCATGACCAGGGCCAAGGATCTCTTCTTTGCCGATGAGGACTGGTGTGTTCAGTTCTTCCCGGCCAAGGATGATTATATCAACGACTGCGAATGGTGCCTGCATATTTGGCTTCCACTTGATGAGCCGCTGCCCCATCCTTCAGTCGTCCTGGTATGACCCACAAGATCACTGTCGTCTTTACGGTTGACGCGGAACCGATCGGCCCGTGGACTAGTGAACAGGTGGCCCTGGATCACATCCAGCACGTCATCGACGAAGGCTATACTTTTGAAGGCGACTGGGAGCCGGTCTCAATCAATGAAACGGTCCAAGCCGATCCGGAGGTCCAAGCCGATCCGGAGAGTTACCCCCAGGCGCGCGAGGCAGAGGGCCCAGTACAGCCGCGACGTCAGGGTCTTTAAGCGGCAGAACCCCTGGTGCCTGTGCTGTATCACGTTATGGCCAGCGTCGATGACTATCCGCCCGACCTTTGACGTTCATCACAAGATGGGCTGCGAAGGCGCTCTCCTCCTGGATCAACGCTACTGGATGCCGGTCTGCCGATGGTGCCACGACTGGATCGAGAGCCATGGCCGAGCGGCCCGGGAGCTGGGTTTTGTCATCGACAAAGATTATCGAATTTAAACGTTGAGCATGTGAGTAGTTCCTGATAGTTATACCCATCTTATTGGACCACGAGGTGCGAAAATGATACAAACGAAAATCGACGCTCACATCTTCTATAAGCATTCCCCGGAGGAGGTCAGTGGTTTGAGTGCCGCGATGATTCCCATGGCGGACCACATCAAGGCTGTCGCCGTGGGGCCCGACCGGGCCAAGATGAAAAACATCCTGGGCGGCGGATACTTTCGCTTGAAAGAAGCCCAGCGGATGCACCTCGTCCTCTTGCGAGCCACCCGGCACGCCCGGGCCAACCTCGCGGATTACTTCCCCTACATGCGGCAGACCATCATGGAAAATGCCGAGCGGCTGGAAGTGGCGACCGACTTCTACTGGGAAGAGCTGAAGCACATGGTGGACCAAGTTCTGCCCACCCGATAATCCATGGAGATCCAGCCATTCTTTGGTGAAGAAATCATCACCGCTTCCGGCATGGAGGTGCGCGTCAACCCCGATGACCGCACCAGGGCCAGGGCGATCGTGGCCTCCACGAGCGCCGTTACCGAGGTCAAGGACGACCTCACCTTTTCCGCCGCGCGCACGGCGGCTGGGCAGTTAAAAGCGATGCTGGACGAGATCGCAGCCGCCAAGAAGCACGCCAAGCTCCCATTTGACGCTGTGGGCGCGGCAATCAACAATTTGGCCAAAGAGATAGCCGGGCCCGTCGAAAAGGAGCAGAATCGAGTCCTGGCGCTTTTAAACGGGTACGTGACGAAGCTGGAGGCGGCCAAGAAAGCCAAAGAGCGCCAGGAAGCCGAACGTCAGCGGCTGGCCCAGGCCGAGGCCGATCGCAAGGTCCGAGAAGCCGAGGCTGAGAGGGATCGGGCCCAGAAGGCGCTGCGCGAGGCCCAGGACGAGGTTGCTCGCGCCCTCTTGCAGGGAGAAGCCGCGAAGCGCGAGAACCAGCTTTTGCAGCAGCAGCTGGCCAGGGAGCTGGCTCGGGACGTGGAAGAGCTGGGCCAGCCAGCCGAAGCGCCCAGGGGCCTTGTCCCCGGCGGACGGGTTGACCACAAATACGACTTCGAGTTGGTCAGCGTCCAGACCGTCTGTCAGGCCGGTCACTACCGTTTGCTACGCTGGGAGCTGGACATCCGCGCCTGCCAGGACAATGTCAGAAGCCAGCTGGAATCTAACCCCGAGGCAGAGCCTACCTTGCCCGGCATCAAAATCACCAAGCGACTCAATGTGAGCGTCAAAGCAGCTTCAAGAATCCAATGAACGACAACAACCCATTCCTCTCAGACGAAGAAATCGCCGTCCTTAAACGCACCCTGCTTTCGGGCTACACCGAGGATGAGCAGGAGAGTTTTGTCAGGCTCTGCCAGCGCACTTTACTGGATCCCTTTTCCAAGCAGATCTATGCCACGAGGCGCTACAACAAGGACCGGCAGGGCAATAAGGTCCCCACCCTGGTGCCGGTGACCAGCGTAATCGGCCTGACGGCCATCGCCGCGCGCACCGGCCACTACGACGGGTCAGTGATCACCTGGGCCGGGAAAGACGGCGTCTGGCGCGATGAGTGGCTGGAGGATGAATTTCCCATGGCGGCCAAGTGTGTCGTTTTCCACAAGGAGCGCACCCACCCGGAGGTGGGGATCGCCCGGTGGGCCGGGTACTGCGGTCAGGCCTATAACAAGGCCACCAACCGCTGGGAGGTGAGCGATTTCTGGGAGCGCCTGCCGGATTTCATGCTGGGTAAGTGCGCGAAAGCCCAGGCGCTCAGAGGGGCCTTCCCGGACCAGTGCAGCAACCTCTACATCACCGAGGAACTCCAGGGCGGGGTTTCGGAAGCTGACCAGTACAACGACGAGGAGAAGATCACTAAGAACCGGGCCAAGGAAGAAGAGCTTTTAAAGCAGGCCGCCGCCAAGGGGATCAAGGTCGTCGAGTCCAAGCCCGGCAAGAAGCCCACTCCAGCCGAAGCCGCCGCTCCGGCTGAGCCAAAAGATAAGGAAGGCCGTCCTTACTCAGATACCAGCGGACAAATGTCAGCTGGTGCCGAACCGCCCAAACCTGTCGCCGCCGCTCCTCCAGCCCCGGCATCGGCCCCGGCCCCCCAAGAGCCCGATGACCTGGACATGGGTGAGATTCCACCGGCACAACCCCCGCCAGAAGCTTCCGCCGAAGCTTCTGGCGGCCCCCCGGCGGAGAGTGCCAAGCCCTGGGCCTTTCACGTCATCGCCGGGCTTAAAAACCCCAAGTTCGTTGGCCGCACCGTGGGAGACCTCTCGGTCGCGGAACTCCAGGCGATCGAGTCCCAGTGGTTACCCAAGGTGAGGGCCGTCTGGGACAATGTCAATTCCGCCCAGAAATCCGACGCGGAAGCGTTTGAATCGGCCATCGCTTTCAGCAAAATGGAGAAGCCTTGGTAAATGCCTGAGCTTTCACTAACGTTGCGGGATGACCACACGAGCTTTATCGGCGGACACGGCTCGCAAGACCCAGCTGGAGGATTGCGAAATTAAGATCAGGACGGCGTTTCGCAGGGGCCTGGAAGCTACCTGTTTGATCGCCAAGGAACTGCACAAGATTTACCGGGACGAATTATACACCGAGAAAACGGCGGATTTCAGCGAATACATCACCGAGTTTCTCCAGATCGACCTGCGGACCTACCGGCGGATTATTGCCGTCAGTCAGACGGTTCAGCAGCTCCAGGATGCGGGGCTGGCCCTGCCAGCCAATGAAAGTCAGGCGGCGGAGCTGTCGCGCCTGGAGCCCGAGCTTCGGGCCACGGTCTGGAATAACCTCGTTATCCGGGCCGAGGGCCAGGATAAAATCCTGACCACTGAAGACGTCAAGCACGCCGTCGAGCAGGCCGAGGCGGCCCAGCCGGTCGCGGCCCAGGCCCAAGCCCAGGAGGGCGGCCAAGTGGAGATTGAGATGGGTGACCAGGAGAATGGCCAGGGCCCACCGGCCAGGAAGAAATCACCAGCCCAGGAGGGCGTCCTGGTCCTGACCGAGAAGGGCGAGGCCGCGCTCAACCGGATCCGCAAAATCTGCGGGGCCCAGATCGCCCAGGCGATCGAGGAGGGCACTCGAGCGATGACCGAGCGCGAGATCCGCAACTGGGCGGAGTACGACGACCAGATGATGCGCAACCTGACCTATTACGTCATCGACAAGAACTGGCCCTTAAACAAAGCCGTGGCGTTTGAAAATAAAGCGATCGAGGACAGTACCGATGTCCATGAGCTGATCCTGATCGCTAGCGCGCGCGGGGGCAGTGCCGCCATCAACTACGAGAACCGGGCCAGGATCGTCATCGAGCTGACCCCGAAATAACGTTATATGCGTAATCCTGGTATAACGTTAGATTTGCCCTTTTTCCTTACGCAAGTGCCTCAAAATCAGCCGAATTTTCGGCAAATTGCCGACAGTGCAACGTTGGGCATACCCCTGAGTATAACGTTATATGGATAAGCAGAAGCTGGAGATCGGTCACCCCTTGCACGTCGCGGTTTACTGGTACGACAAGGTGCCCGAACCCCCGCGCAATGAGACCTATGAGGGCGAGGTGATCGGCTGGCGGGACAGCCAGCTGATCGTCCGGGTGCCGAACTATTCGGTCCTGCGGTTCTGGAAAAAGACCGGCCTGGAGGTGGGGAACGGCGACCAGGAGCGGCGGGGCTTCCGGGTGGACCTGGAAGAACTGAAAGGCTCCATCATCAAGCCCAATAACGCCGAGGTTGAGATCGACATCGAATAAAAGGAGCGCCAATGGCACGATGCCCGTTCTGTAACGAGATCCTCGAGGATGCGTGGTTAAAAAAGATGGGGGCCACCCTGATGGGCAAGGCCAGTGGGGAGTCCAAGGCCCGGGGGCACGGCCCGATGAAGGCGGCGGCCAAGAAACGCTGGCGCAAGGAAAAGTTGAAAAAGTGACTTTCCTAATTGACAAAGTATTAACCAGGGCGAGAGTAGGGCTGTCGTATGAAAGAATTCCGAGATTACCAACAAGACGCCTCCAAGGCGATCCTCTCTACGTGGACCAAGCACAAAACGTGCATTACCACGATTGCCACGGGTGGTGGCAAAACCCTGATTGCGGCTGGGACGACCAGGATCCTGGTTCAGACTGGCCGCGTGTTATTTTTAGCTAACCGCAACGAACTCTGCACCCAGCCTTTGGGCGCTTTCCGGGACCAGGGCTTTATTGCCGCCCTGGAGAAGGCCGAGTCCAAAGCGCCCTTAAGCGCCCAGGTGGTGGTTGGTTCGGTGCAAACCTTAACCCGCAAGGCCCGGCTGGAGCGGTTCCCTAAAGATCACTTCCAATACATCTTTGCCGATGAAGCACACGGGGCTCTGGCCGAATCCTGGAAACGGATTTTTACTCACTTTGATGCGGCGAAGGTCTGCGGCATCACAGCCACGCCTTTCCGGGCGGACGGCAAAGCTCTCTCCGAGATCTTTGAGGTCGAAGCTTACCGGAAAGATCTCTTTGACCTTGTGGACGAAGGTTATTTGGTGGATCCGGATCACGTCGAGAAGCTCTCGACTGCAGTCAGTCTGGCGAACGTACGAATCCGCCGGACGCCGGAGGGCAAAGACTTCGATGTTAATGATGCCGCCGATGCCATTGCGCCCTATTTCCGGGAGATCGCCAAGGAGATCAAAGCCCGGTTTAACGACCGTCATATCCTGGCCTTCCTGCCCCTGGTGGCCAGCTCGCAGAAGTTCGTCGAGGCATGTGTCGCGGAGGGCATCAATGCCGTTCATGTGGACGGTGAAGACCCTCTGCGGGACGCGAAACTCCAGGCCTTCCGGGAAGGCCGGATTACCCTCTTAAGCAACTCGAATTTACTCCATACCGGTATCGACGCGCCGATCTGTGACGCGACCTTAAACCTGCGGCCCACCAAGAGCAAAGTGCTCTACACCCAGATCGTGGGCAGATCGACCAGGACGGCCCCAGGAACGATCGACGGCATCGGGACCATAGAAGGCAGGCTCCGGGCGATTGCGGCCTCCAGCAAGCCCCACAGCATCATTATCGACCCTCTGTGGCTCAGCTCCGAGATGGATCTGGTTTCCCCGGCATTCCTGATCGCGGCGGACCAGGAGATGGCCGAGGAGATGGAGAAGGCCACCAAGGACAAGCAAAGCTATTCCTTGCGCCAGATGCAGCTTGATATCCAGCTTCAACGAGAGGAGGCAATTAGACGCAAGCTTGAAGCTGCGGCTCGCTTTCGGGCCGGAATGGTCCGGGCGGACTACTTCGCGGCGGCGATCCACGATCACGAACTCGTCAACTGGCAGCCGGTCTACGCCTGGGAGAAGCGTGCGCGCCCGAGTAATTTCACTAAAACCCTGCTCTCAAATGCCGGAATCGATCCGGACAGCGTCCAGACCGAGGCCCAGGCCCGGAAAGTCATGCAGGCGATCGGTAAGCGCCGTTATAAAAAGCTGGCTGAAATTCGTGATCTGGCAGGGCTGGAGGGCGATGATGTCTGGGCGTTGACCCGGGAGCAGGCCCGGGCCAGGAGGGCGGCATGAATCTTGTCGCCTTCGCCATCTTTGTTGTGCTGGTCATCTACATCATAAAAACGGCATGAGGAAGATTGACCAGAAGATCACCCAGGCTCAGGACCCGGAGGCGCTCCTTTGGCACCTCCAGCTGACCCTGAACGCCGCCCATACCGAGGCCAAGCTGGCGTTTCAACGCCAGCTGGAGAACTACGAGATCCTGGCCACCAGGATCAGGCAGATCCGCGATGCCTTGCCAAAGCAAGCGCATGACATCAATATCGATCATGGGCTGGAGACGAGACCAACTAAGCCCCGAAATCCTCGGAGGCATGAGCCAAGAAGACCAAAAAAGATACGGGCCCGAAGTACGCCCCAGCTTCGAGACTGATCCGCACCCGCCGCCGGTAACGGACAAGCTTGAAAGAGAGGAGCAACGCCAGTTCGCCAACTGGTGCCTGCTCCACCTCTACCCCTTCGTCTGGCACTCGACCGCGCACAAGACCAAGGCCAGCCTGGGGTGCCCCGACTTTGTGGTGGGTGCCGAGACGATCACCTTCTGGATCGAATTCAAGCGCGCCCCCAACCCCCTGACCGAAGTCCAGAAGGATTTTAAAGAGCGGCTGGAGAATCAGGGGATCCCTTACTTCATCGTCTACTCCGCCGACGAAGCGATCAAGCTGGTCCAGAGCTTGACTTTTAAACCAAAAAGCGAATAAATGAATCAGGCTGGCTGGTCACCTCTTGGAAATTTCCCCTGATAAAGGATTTCTTTGTTTGACCTGCCCAGCCCTTTTTGTTTTCATGAAGGTCCTTTATCACGGGGAAGTTTCGGGTTGTACTCGTGAATTTCCGTATGCAGGACGGTCTGTCTTGTTGGGAAACAATAGCCCTGCTACCTCTCTGTAGTTCCAAGGGGGGTAGGGGGGTTATTGTTTCCTAATCAGGACAGTGTCCTGACATATTCCGAGCGAAGCGAGGATTCCTCCTGACAGATAAGGATCTAAGAAAAGACGTATGACAAGAAAAGAAGAGAAGCACCTAGGCCAGCGCCCGTTGGATGGCCTGACCGAGTTTGAGACCAAGGCAGAAGACAGGCCCCGGGGGATGCCACCCCTTTCCGAGATCAGGGCCGAGACAGCCCGGCTGGGGCTCCCAGACAGCGATGCCGAGTACCTCTACGACACATGGCTGGTCTCGGGCTTTAAGACGGCCAGGGGCACCAAGATCCACAGCTGGACCGCAGCAGTGCGCCTGTGGGCCCGGGCAGGCTGGTTCCCCAGCCAGAAGGCCCCGCTCAAGCCCAAGCCGGGCGAGCTGATGACCAACGAGATCCTGGAGGCCCTGGCCCAGAACCCGGCCTACAAGAAAGTCGATGTCCACAAGGCGGCCTGGGACTTCAGGCAATGGTGCGAGGCAATGGATAAGCCCAAGCTTGTAACGTCATTCGTCAAATTCCTGAACGCCAAGCTATGAGTGAGGACTTTGACCTGGAAGGGTGGGAGCCGCAGGCGGCGGCTCCGAACCTGGACGGCTGGAAAAAGCATGCTTTTAAAGCGGACGAACGAGCAGAGAGACGCCTGAAGCTCTGTATACCGGCCCGGATCCTCTCCTTTGACTGCCCGGCCTGCGGGATCACCAAAAACGTCCCCCCGACTTTCTCAGGGGATGAGTGGCATTACTACGGCCAGTGCAGCCACTGCGGGGCCACCTGGGCCAATGCGCGCAATCTGATGCGTGAGTGCGAGGACTGCGGGAAGAAGGTCCCGATCACCAGCCGGAACCCCGAGGGCCGCTGCAAGTGCAGCAGTGAGGGCCCGGCGAAACCATTCTGATTTATGAAGACGCTGGCAATTGATTTTGATGGAGTCCTTTCAGCCTACACCGGCTGGAAGGGCGAGATGGCACCCTTGGATCCGCCGCTTCCCGGCGCGATCGACTTCCTGAACGAATGCCTCGATCACGGGTTCGCGGTAGTCATCTTTACGACGAGGCCGGAGCAACTGGTTCACGAATGGCTGCAAGTTCATGCCCCGCCGGAAGTCTCTATGGTGGTCCAGATCACCAACACGAAGCCCCCGGCATGGCTCTACATCGACGACCGGGCTTTCCTCTTTACCGGCGCTTACCCCTCGATCGATGAGATCAACAGCTTCAAGGCGTGGTGGCAGAAATGAGAGTGGCCAACGCCAGGAGAATCTGCTCTACCTCATAAAATGAGATTACCCCTTCTCTGCTTACTCCTCTTTGCCAGCCGCTTGATCGCGGCTGATGTCTATCTGGCCCAGTCTGCGACTGGGAATGGTTCGGGATCCAGCGCCAGCAACTGCAAAGCCGTCTCCGGCGCTCAGTGGACAGCTGGCACTGTCAATCACTTGGTGGGCACCATCACCTCCAGCATCACGATCAACGGATCGGGATCCAGCTCGAGCCCCGTTACCTTGCTTTTTGAGCCTGGAGCCAACATGACCGCCGATCACTGGAACAAGGCCGCCATCACAGTGGGCGGCTCCTTTGTGGTGATCGACGGGGGCCAGAACGGCCTGATCACGGCGACCGGCCAGAATACGACCAGCGGAGTCAGCTCGCACGGGATCGCGGTCTCGCAGCAGAATAATCTCGAGGTCAAGAATCTCAAGATCACCAACATGTACAAGAAGACCACGGTAGCCGATACGGCCAACAGCGCCGGGACGGCGGTGAGTCTGTCCTACGGGAGCAATTTCCATGTGCATGATTGCGTCCTGGCCAGCGCGGGTGCGGGTATCTTTTACACCTATTCAATCACCCCGGCCTCCTCCAACATCGAGCTGGATCACAACACGATCAGTGACGTCAACTGGGGGATTGGCTCTGGCTCGGGCGGTGCCAATGCTGTCATCGACAATTTCAAGATCCACGACAACGACATCTCGATGCCGGGGACGATCTGGGATGACCCGCCCAATAACAACCATCACAACGGGATGTACATCTGGGCGGCCCAGCCCGGCTCGAAAGTCACTAACCTCCGAATCTACAACAACTACGTCCACGGCGATGCCGGAGCGCACTCGACGGCCTTTATCTACGTCTCGGCCAATGAGAGCGGGAGCGTTTCAGTCGGGATGGAAGGCGTGCTGATCTACAACAACCTTTGCGTGGCGACGACCGGCGGGGCGAGTAACGGCTGCATCTTCCCCTCCTGCAACCAGCCCTACGTCTACAACAACACCATCGTCTGCACCAACTCATCCCAGGGCGGCTTAGGCATTCGCCAGTACACCGGCAACATTCCCGGCACCACGGCGACCATCCGCAACAACATCATCTGGAATTGGATGACTACGATTTACACGGTGGGCGGGGCGGCCACCCTGGTGATTGACCACAACCTGGAAAACGTCGATCCAAAGTTTGTCGGTGCCAATGATTTCGATCTGACATCGGGTTCACCGGCAGTGGGTAAAGGCGTCGATCTCTCAAGCTCTTTTACGACGGATATCGAAGGAGTGACGCGCAAAAGCCCGTGGGACATCGGTGCCTACGCTTACAATGGTGGCGCTGCACCCACACCGACACCCCCGCCAACTCCAACTCCGGTGCCGACACCAAACCCGACGCCGACGCCAACGCCAACGCCTAAACCAACTCCCACGCCCACTCCGACACCAAACCCGACGCCGAGTCCCACTCCGTCAGGGGCGACCTACCGGCAGTGGCTGGACAAACAAACCGAATGGATCAAAGCCAATCCCCCGACCCCAGACCAGTAACAGCCCAGCTGTGCGCTAATTTAAGCCTCTCGATCTATCGGGAGGCTGATCAGATCCGGATCGTCCTGGCGAACGAACTCGAGATGCTGGAGCTTACCGAGTGCTATCAGATCAACACAACGACCAAGCATCTCGACGCACAGGGGCGCGGCGTGGAACGACTCCGGCAGACCCAACGGTACTGCCTGAAGGAAGCGGTGGTGATCGCCCTGCGCCGAGTGGTCTCAGAAGCGTTCAACCAGGGCCTGATCTCCGACTCCCTTGGCGAGTGGAAGATTACGAAACAGACCCCCTCCTCGTCAAAGCCCCAGGAGGTCGAAATCGATTTGAGCGACTCCATGTTGTAGTCGACCGGCTGGGGATCACGGTGGCTTATTTTCTTGATCTGGAAGCCGCCCGGCTCGTAGTAGAGGCACTTCGTCCTAAAGATGAACGTTGATAATCCGTATTTCATGCTCAACGTATGAAGCAACTAACCGTAGCAGCACTAATGTGTGTTTTGACCATGACGGTCAAAGCCGAACAAAATTGTCTCACCTTTCATGGTTACCCTCCGGGCCTGGGTACTTACGAGTACGAACGCTCGATCGGTAATTACATCACCTCTAAAGTTCCGCCGGTCGTACCCGAGGCCAACCCTGCACTCATCCTGGGAGCGATGTTCCTAGTGGGCGCGGCGGCCTGGGAACTTAAACGCCGTGGATCTCGTAAAGTTCAGGCGTGATTGCGGGGAGGGCACTGACGAGGAGGTCGTTCGCGCGGTCAGCGTGTACGACCCTTCCGTCCAGCACCCCGATCAGGCCCGGACCTGGATCTGGTTCTTGATTAAGCGGTTACTGGACACCGAACGTTACGGCTTGGCGGGACTCCTAATCTGGGGAGACAAGCTCTTTAATGCCGGGCCCCGCGCCGTCCAGCAGCTCCTCCACACTGCCAGGACCACCCAGAACCTGATCGTCTTAGGCGCGGCGGCGATGGGTAAAACCTACAGCCTGATTTGCTATGTCCTGCTCGACTGGATCCGCGACCCCGAGTACACCGAAATCAAGATCATCAGTACGACCGGCGGCCATGCGAAGAGCCAGAGCTTTTCGACGCTCCAACGCCTCTATAAGGCCGCTATTATCCCCTTACCGGGTCTCAGTATGGACGGATTTGTCGGTCTCAATCCAAAGGATCGACATTCGGCAATCACACTGGTCGCCATCCCACAAGGTGAGGATGGACGAGGTGTACTACAAGGTTTTCATCCCGTACCTCGGAACAACGCCCACCCTCTTTTTGGATCCATGTCGCGGGTACGCGCCGTACTGGACGAAGCGGAAGAAATTCCTTCAGGCGTTTGGGAAGGCGTTAGCAACCTCCTGGCATCAGCTTGGGGCGCGGAAGCGGTCAAGGTCATGTGCGCGACTAACCCTCGGGATGTCACCTCGAAGCTGGCCCAGCTGGCCGAACCGGTCAACGGCTGGACCACCGTCAACCTGGATAAGGATAAAGAGTGGGTCTCGAGTGAAAGGTGGAATGTGTTACGCCTAGACGGGACCGATTGCGAAAACGTGATCGAGCGCAAACTGGTTTTCCCGGGTTTTTTAACCTGGGATGGCTACCAGAAGTTCGCCCTGGAGCTGGGTGGGCAGAGCCCGAAGTATCTAACCTTTGGCAGGGGCATGTACCCGCTCACGGCGCTCCAGAACACCCTAATCCCCTACAGCCTCCTGGAGGAGGTGATCGGCCAGTTTATGTTTAGCGGGAGGACCATCGGGTGCGGCGGGATTGATCTGGCTTTTGAAGGGGGAGACCGGATCATCGTCTTCGTTGGCCGGTACGGGAAAGCGATCGGCTTTCAGCCCTTAAATGGTAAGCCGGTCCTCTGGCAGAAGCCCCGCTACACCATCCAGTGCGACCAGTATTTCGAGATGCCCAAAGAGAAAACGATCGCCCTGGCCAACTCGATCGAGCACAAGTTGAAAGGCTTGAACATTAACCCAGACTGGACGACCTGTGACCGGACCGGGGTTGGCACCGGCACCCATGACGCCTTGATGGAGCAGTGGAGCGGCTCGGTGCGCGGCATCCAGTGGGGCGCGGAAGCCGGGAACCGCAAGATCCTGGCCGACGACCACGATTATGCGGTCGAGATCTACGACGGGATCGATACCGAGATGTACGCCCGGGTCCGCAAATTCCTGGAGTTTGGTCACATCGCGTTCCACCCCCAGATTCAGACCTCACAGCTTTTTAAAGAGCTTTCGGGCCGCCGGTATCAGCCAGCGCCCAAGGGCCCAAGCGGAAAGCCCCGGATCCGCCTGGAGCCCAAGAAAGAGTTTAAGAAGCGCCTGGGCTGGAGCCCGGATATCGCGGATGCCATGGTCCAGATGGTGCACGGCGCGGCCTTAAACGGGCCCGAAAAAGCCTCGATGCTGGGCTCTAACAAGGCTCCGAGATTTAAAGGCCCGGATGGCAATATCGGACCACGAGAACGCACGGCTTATATTGACTTCAGTCAAGACCTCTGAGAGGACTGTCTTTCAACCCAACCAACCAGAAAGCGAGAATCTCAAATGGCATCTATCCCCGTAACTTTCCAAGGCGTCCTCACCTATTCCGACGTTGGAGTAGGTGGCGGCCCCATGCCCGGCGGCCCAATTCCTACGCATCCTATTGCCCCCGGCGGACAGCCTCCAGGAATCTGGCCCGGACCAAACCCACCTTATCCGGACATCGGAGGCCCATCACCGCAACCTCCTTCGGGCGCTCACCCATCGCATCCGATCTACAGGCCAGACATCGGTATTTGGCCCAATCCGCCTGAAGGACAGGCTCCGATCCCGTCGCATCCAATTGTCTTGCCGCCCGATCTTCCTCCAACTCTACCAGCACCTGATAGCCGACCAGTTGATTGGAAGACAGCATGGACTCCGGTAACTGGATGGATTGTCGTTGGGATACCGACAGGCAACGTGCCGACGCCCAGCGACCAGTCAGCAGCACAACCCCCGGCACAACCGCCAGCTTAAAAAACTCTCCCAAACCAGTAGCAGCAAGAAAGGCTCCGGGTTGTGTCACCCGGAGCCTTTGTTATTGGCACGGACGCCGCCTTGGGGGTATAGCTCGGGTTAGCGTCCTTCCGATCCACTCCATGAAATCGATCCCAGCCTTTAGCAAAAAACCAACCGGCGGCGGCATCATGACCGGCAGTAAGACCCGCTCCGGTTTTACCGACCACGTCAAAACAACCAATGCCGGTAAAGGTAAAGCAGTGCCGCACATGGCGGCCAATTACCCGGTGAAATCCACCCTGACCAAGACCACCGCAAAGGGCAACCCTGCTCATCCGGCAGCCAAAAGCGGCTCCGGAAAAGCCGGGAAATCGGTCCCCGCATTCAGCAAGAAAAAGATCTGAGATCACTTTGTCTGTCGAGTACGGCATCGTTACGTCCGTGGTCATGCCGGGCGGCTGGCATTACCCCCAAGCTCTGGGCACCGGCCAGTCGGTCAAGATCACGGCTTACAGTTTCGAGGAGCTTCTCTCCAACATCCTCGATTTCCGCTTACGGCACCTGGAATTATGCGGGGCCCCGAGCGCCAACATCCAATCGGTGCGCGCGGATTTGAAGACCTATCTGTGCGCCAACTTCCGCCAGAACTGTGCCGACAGCTGGTCCCCGCCAGCCGTTACGCCGGGGATCGGAAACCGGCCTGATTACAGCCGTCCCATCGACCGGGCCGGAGCGTGGATAGCCCAGCTGGGCCATGCCCGGGTCGAGCATGTCGATTACGCCCTGGCCGGGCACCGGGCTCAAGTTTGCGTCCAGTGCCCTCAGAACGTCCGCTGGTCCACTCCGTGCGCCCCCTGCAACGACAACATCCTGGTCCGGATCCAGCAGGCCAAGGGATCACTCTATACGCCCTTGGACCGGCGGCTTTTCATGTGCCGCCTCTACGGCCACTTAAACGAGGTCGCCGTCTGGCTCACCGATACCCATTCCACTTCAGAACAACCTCCCCCACCCCATTGTTGGAAGGCATGACCACTCAGATCAAGCAAGCCCTCGCCGTGATCGGCGGAATCGCCGTGGTGATTCTGCAGATCGTCAACGTCCTGCAGTCAGTCGATATCGAAAAGGTAATGGGCACCAAAGCCAACCTGATGGAGCAGAAAGCCGCCGATATCCGCACCCTGGTCAATCAGCAGACGGCCATCTTGGAGAAAGAAATCCAAGGGGTGAAATCCACTGTGCTGCCAAGCTCAACCCCTACCAAATAAGTTTATGGCCAGCGACAACATCACCGACTCCTTTGGCGGCGAGCAGTTAGGCCGCTTTAATACCCCCAAGTTTGGCGAGGACTCCACAGAGGTCGTAAATAAACCGATCACTTCCGCCCAGCAGGCTTTCGAGGTTTTCACTCGTCTGCAGCGCGATAACCAAGCTCGGGCCAATCGCAACAAGCTGATCACTGACTCCTACAACGGAGGGAACCCATTTGACCAGAAAAAGCTGGACACCCAGGAGCAGGGCTGGCGTGCGAATTTCTCGACGCTCGTCCTGGCCACATTCGTAGATCGAGTGACGCCAAGACTCACCGATGCGGTACACGGCATGAAGTACCTCACTGCGTCTGAACTGCCCGCCAGTTTTGTCGAGGCGACCAACAAAACACAGAAGTTCCGGGAGCGCACCACGGAGCAGATCAGAAGCTGGAACGGGTGGATCGACCATGTTGAGCAGATAGCGACCGAGAACGTGCTCTACGGCTACACAGGTGCCGTCCAGATGGACGAGTACGAGTGGCGTCCCAAGACGTTTCGGCAGGAGGATATGCTCTTTGATGAACAGGCTCCGCAGCTCGCTGAAAAGCTGCCGGTGTTCGTTATCAAAGCCAACTATTACATCCATGAGGCGGTGGCGATCATCGAGGATGCCGATACGGCCCAGGAAGCTGGCTACAATGTCCAGAACATCAAGACTGCGATCGAGAAAGCCGCTCCACCCTATGACAGTTTTGTCTACAATCCCCGTCAGCTCTCCGACATGGTCCGGGAAGGTAACCTCTATTACTCCTTTCATAAATCCTCCAAGATGCTTGAGACGTGTCACGTTTTCGTGAAGTGCTACGATAACACGGTTGACCACTGGTGGGTCAACCGCAACGGGAGCAAGCGAAGCAATAACCAGAGCCGGAGCGAAAAGCGCAACAAGCCCAAACCCAAGCCGGAATTTGACCCGTCTGGCGACGAGCCTAAGCCGATGGACGATGACCCCTATGAGCTGGGGTACTTTGAGGCGGTGGCGACCGCGATGGATGATGCGATTACCCTCTTCAGCTTCCAGGCTGGGAATAACCGGTTATTTGGCTCTAAGGGGATTGGCAGGCTTCTCTACAATATTAGCCTTGCCACCGAGAAGGCCAGGATGAGCTTTATTGATGCGATGTATATTTCGGGACTCTTAGTTGGGCAGGCCGAGGAGGCGATTATCGGGCGCTTGCAACCGCATGTGAAATCGCCTTTCATGATCGTCCCGGAAGGCTTTACGCTCCTCATGCAGCAGTTCCGGGTCGATATTAACAACTGGCTCGGGTTAGACCAGAAAATGACTAACACGGCGGAAATCATCGCCGGAGCGTTCCTGCCCGATCAGCAGCAGATCTCTAACAATGGCCAGATGATCCAGACGGCCACTAAAGAGTCGATCGATGCCGTCAAGGAGGAAGAGGTTAAACAGGGGATGATGAACCGCTGGTGGGTTCAGTTCACTAAGGGGATTAGCTCGATGCAGCGGCGGATCTATTCCAAGACTAATTTGCGAGCCGCGCTCAAGCAGAGGAAGGCCCGGCTCAAGGCGAGCGACACCGGTAAGACGATGATCGCTAAGGACCTCTATTCGGCCATGATGGAGGTCGATTCGACGACCTCTGAGATGTTTGTCGCGGCTCCCGATCTGGCCCAGGCGGACGAAGCGAGCGTCAACACCATCATCGCCCTGATGGATGACGGGCTCTCGATCCAGGAGATCATTATCCTGGCCCACGAACCGGCCACCGAATTTACGGCAGCCGCCGGGGCCCAGGACGACATGATGTTCTTGCAATTCTACCAGCTGGCCCGGCAGAACCCCAACTTCGACCAATCCAAGCTCGACGAAATGGCGGCCAACCGGATGATCGGGTTTAAAACGTGCAAGGAGATCTATGTGCCCCAGCCCAGTCAGACGAGCGATATCGAAGCCCAGAGGTCGCAACAAATGGAGTGGTCAACCATGCTCGGGAGCGGGATCGGTGTGCAGGTTAGCCAGCGCGATCCACACATGCAACACTTCCAGACCATTATTCCGGCGGTGGCTGATCACCTTAAAATTGCTTCTCAGATGCCTCCCGTTCAGATCCCTAAAGACCTACTTCAGGCATGCAAGCTGGGGGCAACGCATGCCGAGGCACACATCCAAGCAATGATGCAGGCCGGGGCCAATAAACGGCAGCTTAAACCCCAGATCCTCCAGATGAAGGACCTGGAGAAAATGCTAAACGAGCTGGTCCAGAAAGTGCAACAGGCCGAGATGATGCAGGCTCAGATGCAGATGTTAGCCCAGCAGACCGGCGGGGTGGCCGGAGTGCCGGGTGGGCCCGGCGGAGCGCCAGCGCCAGGAGGGCCTCCAGGAGCGATCCACGGCCCCATGGGGCTTCCGATGGGCAATAACGCGGCAGGGATGCCCGGCGGCAATGGTAACGGCTCTGCGGGGCCGCCAGGGCTCGGGGCCGGGGCAATGGCTGGCGCACAGACAGGAGGCGGCCAGTGAAACCGCAACCACTTATTCCAACCGTAGGGGCCCTGAAGGATTGGAGCCCGAGCGAAGCGGCGGCGGTGAACGAGTTCCTTAGTACGCCGGTAGGGATCAGGTGGCTCCAGGTGCTCTGGGCGCGTAAACCAAAGATCGATCAATCCAGCACTGAGAGAGCGGCCTTAACCGGCTGCTTGGTCGCAGGCTACGAGAAAGCCTGGGAAGAGATCTCCAACACCCGGACGACTCTGCGAGAACCCGTTTCCGCGAGCGTGCAAGGGATTGATCCCACGAAAGACTAGCATATGCCCGACGAGGATCCCCCATTAAACACGAGCACGGTCACTGAAACCGTCACTACCGACACTGGGGTAGACAAGGAAGTCGCCGCCAGTCTAAACGCCCAGTTTGAGGACTTCTGGAAGGAGGAAGATGACAAGGCCGGTGACAGCGCCCCGGCGGCTCCCGGCGACGGCGCGGCCCAGGAAACGAAAGAGGCCAAACCTGAGACGAAACGGGTTCGCACCGAGACGCCTGCCCTGAAAACCGAGACGGTTAAGCCGGTTCCTGAAACGAAAGAGCTTTCGGACGAGGAGATCGATAAATGGGGGGACCTGGAGGAAGACCCCCACAATCCGCAGATCAAGAAGCAGTTCTCGGACATCAAAGCCCTCTGGCAGGCCGACCGGGCTAAAGCCAAGGCCGAGGCCGACCGCGCGACCAAGCTGGAAAAAGAGCTGGCCGAGGCGCGCGCCAATTCCCTGACCCCAGAGGTCAAGGCGGACTACGAGCACGCCGCCGCGATCCGCCGGAAGTTCGATTTCGCGAGCGACCCGGACTTCGTCCAGAAATTCCATCAGCCGGTCCACAACACCTTTCAATCCGTTTTAAACGAAGCGGTGGAGGTGCTCCCGGACAAGGCCGCCGCCCAGGCCTGGGCCAAATACATCGCGGAGAACTATTCCCCGGACTCGCTCGACCGCAACTGGTGGCAGAACAGTGTAATCGCCAAGGTGCCAAACGAGATGGACCGGGCGAGCCTTCTCCAGAGTGTCACTAACCTGCTCAAAATGCAGAAGGAGCGCGACACCGAGATCACCCGGCGGACCAACGACAAATCGTCGTTCGACAACTGGATCAAGGAGAAGACCGAGACTACCGCTAAAAGGGTCCACGAAGAGATCATGACCGAGATCGGGATCCAGGAGAAACGGATCCAGGAGGTCCTGCCGCGCGACCCCGAGAAAGCCAAGACCAAGGAAGAACGGGAAGCGATCGAGGCTCACAACGAGCGGTTCACTAAGCTCAACACCTACTTCCAGGACACCATGAAAGATCTGAGTAACAACGGGCCCAAGGCCTGGGTGCGCGCCTCTGTCGAAGCCACCAGGGCCCAGCTCCTGGAGGGCGAGTATAAGGAGATGGAAAAAGAGCTAAAAACGGTCAGGGCCGAGCGTGACCAGTTTAAAACGGAACTCGATAAAATTACCGGGGCCCGGCGCAAGATCAGTCACACCACCGGCACCCCGCCTGCCAGCTCCGCGAAGAACAACGGAGGGCTGAGTATCAAAGATTTAGACGTCAGACGCTCCTTCGAGAAATACGACTGGGGGGATGGCACCACGTGAGAAAACTCTCTGCGGATGAACAGCTAGGCCAGATTGCCAAACAGACCGTCTTTGGTGACTGCTGGATCTGGGAAGGAGCGACAGGCTCTGGCGGCTACGGAAAGCATGCTTTCGTTTACAGCTACTTCAATGGACCCATCCCCGAGGGCAAAGAGATCCACCACAAATGTGAAAACCGGAGATGTGTTTGTCCTGACCATCTCGAAGCCGTAACCCGATCCGAGCACCGCAAACTTCATCCTCCCAACACCAATGGCAACGAAACGAAAACACACTGCCCCGCCGGTCATCCCTACAACGAGGAGAACACAGCGCGGTATGGAAGCAGCAACCGGCGACGGTGCCGGGTCTGTGAACGAACGCGAGCCCTAGCCCGTTTCCACCGGCTGAAAGGAACAACATGATCAACATCGACGCAGCGGCTTTGGAGGCAAAGTTTGGCAATAAGACAGGGGCCCCACCGCAACCGGCCCCGATAGGCGATCTCTACGCGCCGGGGGTAAAGGGGAGTGTCCCGAGTAAACAGGCCCAGATCCCGACCGGCACCCCGGTCCCTGAAGGGGTGGTGATCCAGCAGATTGTGGGCCGGGGCCAACCGGCGATGATGGTGGTCCCGCCAAAGAAGGATGAGCAAGGTGCCCCGTCGATGGCGGTGGTGCCTCCCTCGGGCGCTAATCGGACGACGATCGGCACCTTTGTCGAACCGACTAAGACCAACCCTATGACCAGTGCTCCGCCGCCGGTCAATCCTGGGATTGTTGACGCTCCAGTCGAAAATTCTGGTTCAGTTGATGCGGCTATAAATCAACCAGACCAGAAAAACGGTCGAAACCATCAACTGGACCTGACTCAGGCAATCCTGGATCATATTTTTGAGCTGGGTGGGGAGAAGTCAGAAGCCTGCCAGAAGTTCTACGATCGAAGCCAGCAAACTTTGAAGAATTGGTGCCAGAACCCGGCGAATATCCCCCTGGGCGCGATCGTTAAGTTCTTGCAGAAAGCGCCGGAGGTCCGGGACGACATCATCGAGATCCTGGAGCCCCACTTCGACGTCAACGGGGACGGCGGCACCTGGAGCTACCCCAATCGCGGCAAAACCAACGTGATGGTCTGTGCGCCGATCCTGGAGCGGCCAACGCTGCCCTTTATGTGGACCATGCTCTATCTCGCCAAAAAATATGAGTTGGGCTTTGACGTCCAGGCCGACACCAAGATCGACCGCTCCCGGAACGTCCTGGCTCAGCGGTTCTTAAAAAGCGGGGCCCTCTGGAGCCTGTGGATTGACTCTGACATGGCCGCGCCGATCGCCAACGGCAACTGGTTCAGGTGGATCACCGCCTCGACTACGATCGCCAACGAAAGCTGCGACTTTGATGTCCTAGAGCGGCTGATGAGTCACCGCAAGGCCATTGTGGGCGGAGTGTACGCAAGCCGCCGCTATCACGGCAGCTTGGTTATCCAGCCCGAAATCAAACCTCGGTCGCACGAAGACAAACTCCTGGCCAATCAGATCCGTCGCGGTCAGGGGCAAGGATTGGCAGCGGTCGAATGGCTGGGCTTCGGGTGCGCTCTGGTTCATCGGGAGGTATTCCTGGAGGTCCAGCGTAGGTTCCCTAACTTGGCCCCGCAATCGGAATTTGCGCCCTGGCGCTTCTTTCATGTCGAAGCCGACGAAGGTGAGGACGAAGCCTTCTGTCAGCGGGTCCGGGCCTGCTCGATCCCGATCTGGCTCGACACTCAGTTAGTCTGTGGCCACATTGGGAATATGGCCTTCATGCCGGAGCATACCCAGTCGTTAATGGCGCTCTAAGCTATGAAAGATCCCCTCTGGCTTAAGGTTTTGCGCTGGGGGGCCATTACCTACTTTTTCGCCTTCCCTGTCTTCACCTTTTTGATCACCGAGATCCCGAGCCAGGGCAAGCTCTGGAGCACCGCTTTCTTTTCCCGGGATAACCTGAAAGAGATGCAACTGGCGGTCACCGCCCTGGTCACGGCGCTGGCCGGGCTCCATTCGTTTGACGTGAAAAAATGAACACGATCGACGACCAGATCATGCAGACGCCGGAAGGCTGGTGGGTCCTGAAGCACGATACCCATCTGTCCAGATGGGTTGAGCAAGGTCACCGGCTTGATCATGACACGCCGGTCTTAGAAAAGATTCGCCCTCATATTCAGGTTGGGTCCTGGGTTTGTGACCTTGGAGCCGCGATCGGTGACCACACCCTGTTTTATCTCGGGATCGCCGGAACCGTGGTCGCCTTTGAGCCCCACCCGGTCCAGTTTGAATGCCTGAAACGCAATTGCCCAGGAGCACTTTGCCTGCCGTATGCGGTGGGCGAAACCGAAGGGCAAAGCATGCTTTTTCATCAGCCGGGACCGGTCGCCGGTAGCCACTTGATTGACCCCGCGCTGCAGTGGCCCGGGAGCATGGTCCGCCAGATAACGCTCGACAAGAACTGCGTCTTTGGCGGCCATGTGTCCTTCATGAAGATCGATATCGAGGGTTGTGAGCCAGCCGCTCTGCGGGGCGCTCGCCAGACGATTGCGCGCAACCGGCCTGCCATCTGGATGGAGATTAACCCGATCGCCCTGGCACGCCAGGGCTATTCCAACCTGGAGCTGCGGCTTGTCCTGGAAGAGGACCTCCTTTACCGGGTGGTGGAGTTTTACCCCCAGGGCGGCGGCTGGGACGGGTTTGAAGGCGCTCAGTGCGATGCCCTATGCCTTCCTGCGACATAGTGATCGTGAGCCACCGCAAAGACCTGACGTGGCTCTACTTGAACCTGCGGCTCCTGCTAAAAAACTGGCAAACGCCAGGGAACATCATCGTCCGCCTGGAAGATGACTGCCGGGCCGATATCGCTGACTGGATGCTGGGGCCGAGGGTTATTTACCGTTACGTGCGCCCTTGGCCGGACGGCTACGCCTTCCAGATGTACCAGAAGATGATTAGTGACGATTACTCTAGGGCCGAGCTGCTGGTGCTCTGTGACAGCGACCTGATGCTCCTGGAACCGGCCAGCCTGGATTTGCTCTTACGGGACGGCAAGCCGATTGTCGAATTCTGCGAGTGGCACCGGGGCGACCCGGTGGCCGAACGTAAGTGGAGGGCATCCACCTCGCGCGTCATGGGAATGGACCTGGATCGCGATTACATGGTCCAGGCCCCCTTCTGTTTCTGGCGCGACACCTTCTCCAAGACGCGGCAGCGGATCGTCGAGGTGACCGGCCAGGGCTTCCACGAGGCGGTCTATAGCGATACCCCATTCCATTTTGCCAGCTTCCTCAATCACCCCGTCACCTTCGCGGATTACGAGGCCTTAAACCTGTGCGCGATCAGATTCCAGCCGGAGCGTTATTTTCTGCGGGTGAACACCGACCGGCCTGCCAACTGGCCCTTCCGGCTCTACTGGAGCCACGGGGATTGGAGTCCCGAAGTGGAGAAATTCTTAACCTCCAAACTGTGATGCCACAATGATAGCACTTTGCCTTCAGGTATACCCCGGGGATCTGGATGCCGGAATGGATCTGGCCAAGCTGATCTGCGAGCTGGAGCCTGTCGTCCGGGACAGTGAATTCGTCCTGGTCTACCGCAAGGATTGCGATATCCGATGCCCTAAGTATTTCGAGGGGCTGGCCCGGATGCGCTTTAAGCATGCTTACGCCCGGATGGCGCACAACCATGAGACCGGCTGGCCCGGGGGCTCCAACATGCTGGCCCACTCCGCTTTCATGGTGATGTCGATCCTGGCCCAGGCGGAGATGGTTAAGAGTGACGGCTTTCTCCTCTTTGAGCCCGACTGTATCCCCTTGCGGCGTGATTGGATTAACCAGCTAAGCGATGAGTGGGAGAAAACCAAGGCCCTGGGGAAAGAGGCCTTCGGGCACTGGCACCAGCAAGGGGGCCCCGAGACCCTCCATATGAACGGGAATGCCGTCTTCTCGACCCGCTTCATCGACCACCACCCCAACATCCTGATCGGCCCCTCGACCATGGGCTGGGATTTCTTCTACCGGGATCATTACATCATCCTATCCCGGGATTCGGACCTGATCTACCAGCACTACAACCGGCACGAGATGACCCAGGGCGATTGGGTCACAATCGGCAAAAACGGCACCCGGCCAGCCCTCTTTCACGGCATCAAAACGAGTCATGGCCGGGAGCTGGTAAGGGCCAATTTGCTCGTGTAAACCCTTGGAAATCAGCCGATTTTTCGGCAAATTGCCGAAGGTGCAACGTTGAGCATACCTTATGACACGTCATCCTGGAGGTTTTTAACGAACTCAGTGACGATCTTGTCGAGGACATCCGTCATCGTCACATCCATGTCTTGGCAATACTGCTTCAGTTTCAGATGAGTTTCCTCGCTCACCCTGAACTGCAGGTAACACTTTTGAGATTCTCGCATCCGCTTACGCAATCTGTCTTGCGCCAAGCGCAAGTCCCTTCGTCTTTCACGAAATTCTGGAATAGGCATCCCATGTCATCAATCATGTCATCAGCTTCATGTCAACAATCTAAGTTTCTTTCTTGCTAGATGAAATAAATCAGGCGTACTCTCAAGACGCAGTTCAGGAACCGGCCTGCTTGA